GTAAGCACCACTCGTGTCCAAATCATGCTCCCTCGCAAATGCAGCAAGGTTCCTCACATCCCTATATACAGTCCCGTCAGGTCCAACCAAATCTGGCTTCTTCGTCAACTCACGTGACTCGTTGTATCCGCTGAGCCCTTAGAATAGGCGTTTTGAGGTGCGTTTGTAATATCCTAGGCTGAAAACCTCAATGATATCAAGTACTTAGCTGGTCAACCAAAGCTTATAACATATTTCGGTGGCATAGGCATCATCTGAAGTTGTTTTAGTTGGAACTCGGCCTTATTGGCTTCGATTTCTGCGAGTTTATCATAGGTTAGGTTGTCTAGTTTTTGTGAGAGCCCACCTTCACCGTATAGCAGGCTAGCTTTGTCTTCACGTCCTTGGGCGACGAGGTCGTCACCATTGAGTGTGAGTTCAGCATTTGGGATTGGGAAGTTTTTGAACTTGTTGCGGACGAGCCCAAGAAGCTCACGAGCAAGGGCGAGTGTGTATTGGTAGATCCAGTGTTTGGCCCAAGGGTTTAGGGTTGAGTAGTTGATCAGGCCGAATGGGATATTGGCTGGATGGGAGACACCGAAGAGGGTTCCATCGGGGATGGCGGCATTCTGTCCGCTATTGAGACCGAGAGTACCACTAACGAAGTCAGTACCGACGATGCCAGGTGCAGCTGAAGGTGGGAAGGCCACACGAATCCAGAGTTTGTCTGTGAAACCTGGGAGTAGGTTTGTGGGAGCAGGATAGATTCGGATATTTCGACCAGAAAGACGGTATCTATAGTGCGAGCGTCTTACCCGTTGTGCTGTTTCCATCATTTGGCCACGCAAAATATCTTCAAAAAGCGGCAGCACATAGAAACGAGTATCTGGAACAAAAGATTCCACAGGCATACCTGAAGCGACAAAGTTGCTAGCCAGGTTAGAGTTGTAAACGAATTGGATTGGTCCGTTGTGGAAAACCTCGACGACCTTCATACGTCCTTGACTACCCGAGGTCATGTACGAACTAAGAGGAGTGCCGCCTGCATCTTGCAATGCTGTGTAAAGGTCATAATCCTGTACACCAGTCTTGAGGTTAATAGAGCCGCTGTAACTATCCAGGGACTGACCAAAACCAACTTCAGATGCGTATGGTTCTGCTTGACGGATTAGGAACTCAAAGTTTGGACGTACATAGACATCAGTAAGGTTGACAGAAAGGTTTGCCGTATTGTTTGTAGGGTTGTTTGGGTCAACGGAACCTGTGGGAGAGCCTAGTAAGGTTACAAGATTTGATTTAGCCTGGTATTCTATGATTAGGGAGTTGAAGGCCAGAGTAGCTTCTTCGAAGCATGCCCAGACCATCTTTTTTGTAAGCTCCACACTCAGAACATCTTCCCCGAGTTTCCTTAAGACAAAGAAGACAACTTTATCGGCATCTTGTTGAAAGATTGGGTCAGAATCAAAAAAACCAAATGGGGTCGGTCTAAGAGTGGTTAGGAACGTTGACATGCTTTTAAATATGGCCAGGTTCTCTCAACAACGAATAACTGATAAAGAAAACAATTGAAATCCACAACTGGGTAGATCTTCGATATGGCACAGGCAGACACTTGCTCAATAAAGGTTTTGAAGAAACAAGAGAGGCACTGGGCTGGAAATGGACTGACGGCACAAATACGTTCAACAGACTTAAATGTCGTGCTAACATGGATAAGAGGGGTTTAAGACAAGCAGAACATGCTAAGGAGTTAGGGTGGTACAAGATATACGATGCAGGACAAAGATTATATGTCAAAAAAATTAGAAGGCATGATTGACGAATGTCTCAGTGAGGTTCTGACCGAGATGGCTCATTCATATCCTGATGAGTTGAACGTTTATGATTTCGATGACACTCTTATAAAGACCGAGGGTGTGATTCATGTCATAAATAACGATACGGGCGATCGACGGGAACTCCACCCACATGAATTTCACGAATGTCACTTGGAGTCCCATGAGAAATTTGATCTAAGCGACTTTGACAAACTCGTAGACCCAGTGGGGCTTCCACATCTGGATCAGATGTTGGAAGACTATGCTCGGCTTGGTCCCCACGGAGTTTCAATTTGTACGGCAAGACCAGATGCGAACCCAGTCATTGATCTCATGGGAACTTTGGGGTTGCCAGATATCGAGATAGTTGCCATTGGCGATGCAGACCCCAGGGGTGATGTAGGCCGAATCAATTCTTCACGTAAGAAAAGCTACCTCAAAAATAAAATCCTACAGCGAGGACTAAAGATTCTTCGGTTCTTTGACGACAATGTCGAGAATATAGAAGCTGCCAGGGAATTAGTGGCAGAGTTCCCAGGAGTCTCAATCGAAATTGAGTTAGTCCCGACTTAAGGTCTTTTTCTTGCTGGTTACTTGAACGTCGCCAACAGTCACACTTATCCGAGGCATACCTTTGCCTTCATTTACTCGAATTATGGGAGATGAAGTGGTATACCGACGTTTAAACCCTTTTAGTTCAGTCATAGTAACAGTTGGTTCTTTGATCTCAGTATCAAAACGAGCCAGGGATTCAACAGGTACAAAGTAGTAGTCGTGCATTATGACTTCAATATACGCTCTGTACATTTTTGAGGTTATAGATTGGGGTGCTAATCTTACGGTTGATTCATACAGACCATCCCCCAATTTTCTTGTTGGGAAGTACCAAGCGTTCCGCCCGCCCTCTTCTTGAAGAATAAGCCGTACGAATGGGCTGGCAAGTGCTGTTGACATCGTTCCTTCAACATGAACAGCAAATTCTATCTTGTTCTCTGTGGTTGGAGATAGAAGCAGAAGTGGCATTTCGGACATTGGGGCTCCTGTATGTAAGTAAGCCTAAGCTGTCCAGGTTACTTTTTCTTCTTTTTGTTCCGAAGTATGATTGACGAAGAAACGATAGTTCTGAGTGGAACAAGTTTTACGTTGTCTACTTTAATCTTTGGCCTGACAGAGGTTGCGATTACCTCATAAAGCCCCAGTTCGATTTCTTCATTCCTATGGACCAGGTGTCGAATACCAACTTCAATGGGCTTGTGGGAATCCCTATAACGCTTTACGACCAGGTCTTGGTCCACCTCTTCGTCGTTCACTTTTCTGAACGCAGCTTTAATCGTCAGATCGTATTCAAACTCTGGTTTTCTACGAGGTACTGTGCTTTTGAAACCAATGGCCACGCCACGTCCGCCCGCAAGTCTTTTGCGGACTAATTCTTCGACATCTGCTCTAGGCGTGAGGAGACCCAGGGTAGCCAGGCTGATGGGAAACGGGCATTTGCCTTGTTTGTTTCTATAACCCTGCGTCGCAATCGACAGCGGGTCAATGATGTACGTGCCAGAGCCTGCCATCAGGAAGTCCTTGTGACAGTCACTACGTCACCAACACACGAGATACTCTGAGTAATGGCTGCAACGGTTCGTTGTACATCACTTACTGTAAGCGGGGCACCAAGCTCTAATCCGAGTATCTGATAAATTTCACAGATCTTGGTAGCAAGCGCATCGGTTTGCGTGAACAGGACAGCACCAGCAGAACCCGAGGTGGTCATTGAGGAAGTAAGGGTATTCCATACGGCGTTAGCAATCGCCTGTTCGTTAATCGATACCGAAGCTGAAATCTCTGTAGCTCCAATTTGGTTCTGCAAGAATCCCATGGTTCCCGAGGCGTCATACACACCCGAGGCAGCTGACCACACACCCGAAACTACTGAAGCGATTGACTCGGTTGTTAGACTCGCAGTGACTCCATTTGCAATATTTGTAGTATTATTCAGTGTCTGACTTGTATCAAAGCGAATGTCGTCTATCAGATTCTGAAGGAAGCCCATCGTGCCTGAGGTATTGAATGTTACATCATTTGCTTGCCACACGGAGCTGACGAATGTATTAATTGAGTCTAAGCTTATTTCAACTGAACCCGAGGCAACAATGTTCTGTATGTCTGTTGTTTGCCCAAGGATAGCATTCACACCAGAAATAAGCAACAGGGTGTCCTGAAGAATGGTTGTTGAGTTTGTGAACGTCTGGTTTTGAATGTAGCCCATTGTGCCCGACAAGTTGAACGTCGAGGTCACCGCACTCCAAACACCAGAAACTATGTTGTTGATAGAAGCTTGAGTCACTTCTGAAGACCCTGAGGCAATTAGCAACTCAGTGTTGTCAAAAACCTGACTTGACGAGTAGACCAGGTCATCTATATTCCCACTAATGTCAGTAATAATATTGAAGATTTGCGACGAGGAAAAAACTAAGTCGACTGTGTTTTGGTATGTCAGGCTCTGAGTCTGGAACATGCGGTCAACGGTCCAGCCAAAACTATCCACACTTGAAGTGAAGTTAAGTCTGTTCGCTTCCCAGACTCCTGAAACAATTGAGTCTACATCAACTGTAAAGGAAGCGGAGACTTCACCTATCTGGATTGAGCCACTCAGGGAATTGAAGTCATCTTCGGACACCTTGAGGATTTCAGAAAAGGCGGTGGTGACGTGAGGAGGCGAAGAGGTGTCCAGCTCTACACTTACACCATATTCGCCACTACCATTAGACACGAGGAAGACTGATGGGACGTCAAAACGGTACAAGCCTGCCTTTTGTTGGCTTTGCGTGACCACCATTTGTGATGAGGTTGTATCGCTTGCATCTACGACCAGGGCTGTAAAGTCGCTGCCAGTAATGTCGGTCCTAAGCAGCCCATTATTACGAACAACTTGAAACCATACTCTGAAACCTGTATCTGATCTGGTGAAGTACACTTATAAACTCTAACCTGTAAAGCCATTTGCAGGATCATATTGTGCCAAGGTCCAAGTTCCAGCAATAATCTCGTCAAAATCTCGACTTGGATCTACAACAAAGTTCTTCCAGCCTCCACTGTAGTTTGCATCTGACCCAGCAACATACCACACCCCTGCGTTTGTTCCATCACCAACATAAATTCGAAGGCCTCCGTTTGTAAAAGTATCCAATGTGGGCGTTAGACAGTTCAGCCAAACATAAATGCCTTGGCCAAAGAAAGCCCCGCCTGATGAGAAATCGAATGGAGCATCTGGTTCGCCTGAGGCGTCATAAATGAAATTAACGGTGGAGTTTGAAACCTTACTGCCAATGCACCCCGTGCCCTGCACTTCGGAGTCAGTATCCAAAGAACCACCTGACCACCCAGTTGCTGAATCAGCATCGTTGATTAGAGTAGAAATAGCCGTGACTGTAGGCGCAACCATTAACTGTTATTTCCGCTAGTTTTCAGAAAGCGGTCACGTAAGACTATTGGTGCAACATGAACACTGTGCATTGCCCCACGACCATCCTGAAGAATTGAGACCCAAGTTCTTGTGCTATCAACCTCTGGAGCAAAGCCCATGGCTGGGCCAAATATGTACCAGGTGTTTTCATCAGCTGGGTGCTTAAAGTCTTTGAGGAACGTTGGAACAGGTAGGTCTCGGTCTGTAAACACCCATGCGGTCTCTAGGTAAATTAGAGTATCGTCCAAGTGTGCAGCCTCAAACTCTTTCAGTGAAGAGAACTTTTCAAATTGTATTTCAGTATCACGCATAGCTACCTGAGTGCCGCCAGGCACTTTGTCAATCATGCACATCTTGCGAAGGCCGAATGCCTTACATGCATATCTCCAGCAGTCTAGATCAATTTCCCGACCGCTGAAAACGTCAATATCAAAACTTTCAAAATGAAACACTGTTCCAGACATCTGTTACTCCGATAGATGTGTTAGTTTAACATATTTGTCACATCTGGTCAATTGGTTACGAAATATAGTTATCTTGTTGAGCAAGAACTTTAGACTCAACCTTTCAAAAGTTGTGGACCGCCAGTACGACCAACAGGCACAACGGCACTCCGCTCGACCAAGATTGTGCCTACGAAAGGTGCACTAACTTCTACAAGGTTAAGCATATGTTGTGGGTTGACTTGAGTCAAGTCTACAACTGGGAGATTATCGATGCAGTAACATTGACTCTCACCTTTGAGTTGGAATTCCCTTCCAGCTACGCCCTGAACCTCACCACCACTTCTTACCATAGTCTGTGTATGTCCCCATTTTTCGGCCTGAACTGCACGATAAAATCGAGCACCCTCACGGAGCATTACCATTGGAGCGCTTGCGTTTTGTGGTGATGGAACCATCCCAGGGATTGCCATTCCACCTTGTCTGCTTTGCATTATTGACATAGCATCAACGTCTCGCCATTGGCCAGTTGGCGCATGCGGATTGTGTTGTTGCTGTGGGTTGTGGGCATTGCGCTCTCTGCCTTGCGTTACGTGCAAAGGCTCATAGTGCGGTATGTCCTGGGGATGTGTGTGTCCTTGGTTTGCCTGCCGTTGCTTCTCGGCCCAATATTTACGTTCCCACTCAGGTATATCATTACTCATTTGTCGTCATCTCCTAGATGATAATTCTCAAGGTCTTCTACGCCTTCAGGACTTTGCTTCTCATTGTAGTCTAAAACACTCTTACGGGATTTATTAAAAGCTTCTGAGCCGCCTGTGGCTTTTCCTTCGCCCGTCTCATCATCTATGCCAGTGAAAGCCTCACCGAGCGCCTGAGACACCACGGCGGAAATGGATTCATCGAGCCAGTCATTTCCCAAGCAGCCTTCAAGGTCTTTTTCGATCGACTTGAGGGTTCCATGCTTGATGTCTTTGGAGCCGTGCATTGGAACGACGGTACTGCAAAGACCACACTGGTAGACTGCGTGCGAGCCCTTTTGTCTCACGTGGTCACAACCAGGCTCCCTATTTTTACGGAGCTTCTTGGCTAGTTTCTTTGAGGACATCACAGTACGCTCTGCAAGCGCCTCTTTTACGAGGTGTCCAATCACCTCTTCAATTGTTTCCATGGTTTCCATGTCGATAGGTGCTTCTTTCGTTTTCGGGTGCCTCTGTTCCCAGTCCTCTGGTACGAAGTCCTTGGGGGCAGCGACATTTCCGTATGCCTGTGCTCCTGGGCTGTGATTAGCTGCGGCCATTTCTGCATGACCACCTGTGTAATCCACATGTTTGATTAGCTTCTTTGTCGCATCAGGTTCATGGTCTCTGACCAATTTACCTTGTTTGTAACGTTCAGACCCACCTGGTGTGTTAGAACCTTGTTCCTCGATCTTTTCAGACGTTAGTGCCTTCTTCATCTCGTCTGTGAACACATAGTGATATTTGTTAGGCTTAAAACCTTTGGGTGGTTTGCCATCTATCTTCGCTGAGTTGTCCCTGGGATGAGCAATGCCGTCGGATGTGCCGATTGCAACTGTCTTGATTTCTTCTGGGGCGTGGGTGAGCCTGTCGACACCTCTTGAGTGCCCTGCCCACAGGTCTGCCTTGGGTGGTGTTGAAAAAGGCTCGCCTGAATGCATTTGGACGTCATAACCCTCATCTTCCAAGAACGATCTTATTTCCTTGTAGAAGCTGGAGGCTTCTTGGCTACCTTCGATATACTTCGGGTTTCCTTTAATGATAACGGCAGTTTTTCTAGTTTCGCTATTGCTCTCGAAGAACACACTCTTCAATGACAATTTACCCTCGCTGAAGTCCAGTTTCAGTTGTTTGGCTTTTTGAGTGCCATATTTTTGGTGTCGTTGTTTGTCAAGCCTGGCTTGAATTTCATCTCCGTAATTGTCAAAATAAACGGAAAGCATCTTTTTACGTTCTTTGTGGGTCAGCGCTTTAACTTTTTTCACCACGGCATCCCTAGAATCTGGGCCATGGTAGATTACAGCAGCCTGAATCAAATCCTGAAGAACTTCTCTTTCATTTTCACCTTCAACATGTTCAAGTGCCCCATGACGTCTGAGGAAATCTACAAGTTTCTGACCTGTGAGTATGTGGTCTACGTGTACGTTATTTTCCGTAAACCAATCACCAGGTTCAACAGCGGGTGGGTATTCATCATAGTAACCTTCAACTTCCCAGTTTTCAGGACGTCGTCTCCACCCGTCGCCGTAATCATCGTCTTCTTCAATCTCTTTGAGAACGGCGAGCATGCCCCAACGACGAATGTCTTCAATGGTAACCTCACCGATCGACTTCCCAATCTTCTTGCCAATGTGGTAGCGAATTGCACCTTCGGCTTTACCCATATCGTCTTTTTGTGCAGCAAAAGTCACACCTTCTAAGGTGTCGTCGTCAAATTCCATGCCATAAGAATCTTTTACGAAATCTCCTAGCTCACCTGAAAACCCATATTTTTCTATGCTTTCCTTGTTGTCAATGACAGTTCCGTGATAAAGGGTTCGCTCTTCCAAAGAGTCCACGCCAAACAGGCGCTTAAATTGACCTGGTGCAAACGAAAGGCCATTTAACCTCATTACGTCATTGACATATTCGTCATCTTCCAAATACACGTCCTCTTCACCATCACCATCGATGTCTCCTTCAACTTCAGGAACAAAGTCCACAGGCTCTTCAACGGAATTCATGCGAGGCCAACCTGGAAGGTCTCTGTGCCTGCTATCAGAAGCTACGGCTCGCCCAGCGCCCCCGCCACTGGCCGTTCCACCTTGTTCCTTAAGTTCCCGCTCTTCTTCACGTCGCTGTTCTTCAGCTTCATCAGCCAGGACTACCACCTCGTCTTCAACAACACGATCACTCCAATAGTCCTTGCGAGGATCTGTAATATACATTGAGTCAAGCTTTTGTGGACTTTTGCCCACCTGGTTCAACTCCTCTCCAGGAAAACTTGCACCAACACCACCCTTGTCTGAAATTCCAAGGCTATCTCTAGAAGCGGGGTAGCCTCGGCCTCGCTGTTGCTTGGCCTGGAAGTTAGCTCCAGCTTCAGCGTCTGTCATTTGCTTTATTCTGCGAACAGTTGGGTCTTGTTTTTTAGCGAGTTGTTTGTCCCCACCATATCCAAAAAAGCCTCCGTAGAAACTTTCTGCACCCGAACCGTGCCCTTGGCCAGCATAACCCGACTCTTCTAGAGCTTCCACAAGGGACTTAAGACTTTTTCGACGTTTTGGCATCACCCATAAGTAGAGGTTCGCTATTTAACAATATGTTCAAAAAGCTGACTGTTTTGCTTATTGCCCTGGGTGTTCTATCAGGATGTGTTGCCGCTATCAATGTTCCTATCTGCGGGCAAAGACAACAGCTGCCAATTAACGGACCCAATTCAGTTGAAAACTCTTTTGGCCAACCCCTTAGATGGAGCCAAAATGCATTCCCAATCAGGGTTACGTTGGATCCAAATTTGGGAGACGAACGCCGCAGCGCAGCTTTTGAAGCGATGCTAGTTTGGAATCAACAGACAGGTTTAGAAGTTTTCACCTACGCTGGTGAAGGACCTAACCCAGAACAGACAGGAACTATTTGGGTTACCGAAAGCGAACTTGGCTCGTCTCCATGTGGTGGCCAATACTACGGGTTTGCTCATCGCCTATATGAGGCAGATATTCTTGGAATCAAAACAAGTATCAATCGAGGTTGGGTCGAATTTCATTCTGATGTCCCTCAGGACCGAATTACCTCAACAGCCATTCACGAATTTGGGCACATGCTCGGTTTGAACCACGACCCAGAGATTGAATCAATTATGTTTCCATTCAATCAACCAGACAGAACAAACCAGATAACTCAAGAGGATATCCAATATGTCATTGACATGATTGTCGAACCTCGGAATGACCCGTTTTACTTTGAAGGTACTTTCTAAAACCACCTGTTCTAAAACAGGTGCTTGCTTCTAAACATATCTTCAGCAGCCCGAGCGAACCAGTCATTGACCGTGTTTGCGGAGACGCCTTTTTCTCTGAGTTTAGCAACTACTTTTTTGTGGTTGTTGACCAGGGCTTTTGTTCTAGCCATTTTACTATTTTTGGGCCGATAGGCATACAGTAAGACTTCCTCCTCAGTATAAGGAACACACGGGTTATCTTCCGTAGCGCCCACGTCAAAGGGATCCGACACTTCTGGGTCTGCAATATATTTGCTGGTGTAAAGTTCTGGATGTTTCTTCATCCACTCCCAAACATAAAGAGCCTGGCTAGATACAGTTTGCCTGTCTGACATAATCCATTTAAAAACAGACCCAGCGACATCATACATGAATGGACCATAGCCACGCTCCGCTGCGACCAGTTCAACTTCAAATGCTCCGCAGCTGCGGTTCCAGCTACCGTCTATCATCCCATAACCAACTTCGGAACCGTCGAGTTCAGCTAGGGCCGCATTAGTCCAAAGTTGTTTTTGTTTCTTTGGGATGCGTACTCCTTCTGACTCCTCCTCAGCGCCATTCAATAAAAGCTCTTCAAGTACTGTGGCTAAAAGAGCATTGCCGTCATAAAGAAAAGCCTTTAGGCCACCCGAGTATCTGAAGAGGTATAAGGACAGACCCTCGCCCCTGAGTTCTTTTGCTGTCTTTGCTGGCATATGACTAAATAGGTCGCCTAGCCAAGATCCCCATTCCTTGCATTCTTGCAAATCAGATTTCTCAAGCAATCGGCTGAGTCAAGTTCGCTTGTGCAATGATATTATGTGAACTTTGGTAACATTTACTTCTTTAGCTATAGTGAGAAATTCGTTTTGCGAATGAACTCGTTGTCTTGTGGCATTCGACACACAGTGTTCTGCCATTTTTGATATCCCACAACAGCTTACATTTAATTGCTTGCTCAAGAGTTGTAATTTTATTTTCTTTTATGATCAATGCAAATGGCTTGATGTGATCAGCGTTCAGACAACATTTATTGTCATTGCCAGTGTTTTTTCCACACCAAACACACGTGTACTTGTCACGCTTGTAAACGGATGTACGCCAGCTTTTGTACTGGGTACAAGTTCGAACTAGCATTAAAAGGCTAGTCACTCTTTCGTTTGGTTTTTTATACCAATGGTGTTCACTGCCAGTTCGCAATTTTCCTTTAATTGCTTTGGAGATTTTCTTTCGTGTTTCCAAAGAGTGTTTCTCGCCCCACATCGGATTATTTTGACCAGATACGTTTGCGTGATTTTTGGATATTTTCTGTTTTGTTTCAGCTGAGACTACTTTGCCCTTGTGTGCCTCGCTAATTTTCTTTTTTGTCTCTTCGGAAAGCGGACCCCAACGCTGACCTTTGTTGGCCTTACTAATTTTTTGCCGAGCCGCAGATGTATGCGTCTTTCCTAAAAATGGATTAGGATAGTCCGTTTTTTTTCTTACGGGAATGCCGAACTTTTTTAAACGTCGATAAATTGTGCCATAGCTGCTGTCAAGTTTCTTGGCAATCTTTTGGATAGACAATTTTTGAGCTATGTAAAGTTCAAACAATGTTGCAGGCAAAGTTTCGTCAGTAACAACCATTCCGTTAGTGTGTCACAAATCATCTAAATGTGCAGAAACACCTGTTGTGATCAGAAATCTAATTTGATCTTAAAGAGAAATTTATCACCGCTGCGCTTTAAAACGGGCTGGGCTAGATTCGTGCGAGCAATGATGTTTAAGTTGTCATCGTGAAGATTTATGCCTGTAATCCATGTAGCCTTTGAATCTGTTTCGTTTGCCAGCTCATTGATAACGAAGGGCTGGTATGATGGATTAGAAGAAGTCACCTCCCTCAGAGAACGTGCAAATGCATTGACAGTCAATATATGGATGTTGTTCTCACCCTGTAGCTCAACCGTAAAGCCGCCCTCACCGAAGAAGTACAGTTGTGGGTGTTTAAGAACAATTATTCCCTCGTTATAGAAGACATTACCTACTGAGTTCCAAGTTGCATGTGAGCCACTCGCATCTCCCCTGTAGAGGTTTCCAAGCCCATCATCTCGTACGGTGATTGCAAGAGCGCCACCAGAGTACGATAAAGCTGTATCAGAAAGTACAACAGAACCAGGCTTAATCCTATTTCCATAGAAGAGATTTGACACATCAAAGAAAACGACCTGGTTAGAACTTGGGTCCTTGGTGCGATGAAGGACAGCGAGAGAATCGCCAGGCAGCACATTAACCGAGCCAGACTCAGGTTGAACACCAAGCACATCGTCAAGAATTGAACCCGATGTAAGAATGGTCGACGAAGCACGAGCACCTGCCGAATCAACAATGTTGTTTAGGGTGATTATACCAAGTTCTGTGTTTCCAAGGTCATTTACAAATTTGGAACCAGAGAGCTTTGATAGCAAATCAAAGTTGGGCTGAAAGTTGCCATTGTCGCATGGGAGAATGGTGTAAAGGCGACGGCGAACAGAACCAGTCTGATACATAAAATCATTAGCACTGAGAACTGTGGTAGACGGTGGTTCAAACGTAGAACCACTCAATTGCCAAAGCCTTGGGTAGCAACCAGTAACTAACTCTCTAGTGTAATTCTCAAGGTTGATATAATGCCCACCTGCTCCGAAAGCCATTTCGCCTGCGTAAGGTGTCTCAGTCGTCCCGTCTACGGCAAAGAACGGGGTGTATAGAACACCACCGAAATTATTTAAATCCTGCCTAAATGGTGATTCCTGAGTAAAGAATGGTGGGAGATAAAATCTAAGATTGTCAAGGTTTGTAGGGCCTGATGCAGACAATTGACTAATATCGTCAAGAGTCAGGTACTTGTCATACAACTTTATGTCATGAATTTCAGCGTTTAAAGGATGAGTGAATGAAGAAGTTGAAGGGGCGAACACATCAGTGGTTGTATTGAGTTGTAAGATGCCATCTCTTGTAGCCGAGTCTTGAGCAAAAAATCGGTCTAAGGCCGTGGTCGAATTGTTTTCGCCCTCGTAATAGTTGCCCACAACAAGAACTGAAGGGTCTTCTCCGTTTTCGTAGAAACCCGCTGAAAACGATTCGGTAATATTGAACCTTCCCCTGTTGACACTGTCAACAACGAATGAGCCAGAACCAAAGTTGTAATCGGTTCCGCCCCATCGTACAGTTACGTGTTGCCATTCATCCTTAGACAGGGCGTTGTCGTCACTAAAATGTACAAACTCCTGACCCTCAAGAAGCTGGCTGGGCGCTGTATTGGCTGCGCTCGACACGGCAAGAGCAATTCTATACCTATTTGGCAAGCCACTGATGTCCTTACTGGACCCTGAATGGAGCGTCAGCGAATACCCACCAGTTAGGTGCATAAGTGTGCCTGGCTTGTATTCAGCTGACTCAACAAGCGTCGTATACTTTGGGCGGATATGGAAGTCGAAAGAGAATGCACCCGTAATTTGGAATTTCGATCCAGTTGCCTGCACAGAAATATCAACCGACCTGGTATTTGGATACAGAAGTGCTGAGTCGGTTGGAACAGTGCTACTTGTGAAGAAGTTGAGGCAGTTGTAATTGCCTATTGTCCACTGGGCTCTTGGACTAACTGTTCTGTAATACGGCATCAAAAGCTGACGAACAATGTTTTTGCGAAGAGTGTTTGACGAGAATCTGAAAGAAGGTGTGAAACGAATAATCTCAACCTGCTGTTGTTTTCTAATTGATTGTTGTTGACCCTGCACCCCACTCATATAGGAAATAATCGAGTCTTCAATATTTGATGAAGTAGTAGTAACGGCAATAACCCGAAGGTCATCTAAATTACTGTCTTGGTATAGAGAGGCACTGAACAACGAAAGTGGTTGAACCTCTTTCTCGTAGGTTGAACGTCTCGGGAATATGTTTACCGAACCCGTTACTCCTTCGGTGCCCGAACCAGATGTGAAAGTTCGCCGTGGGTTTGTGACTAAACTAAAGAACTCGAAGTTGTCAGGTGTAAGTTTGGTAATCATTTAGTTTCCAAAGGTAAATAGACAGTATGCATTTTATGTATCAAAATGTCACCTGGTCTTTACACCACTATTGTTCTTAACCAGCCAAAACTCCTCTGCTAGGGGAGCCTCTTCGCCCTTGCGATGCCACATGACGATTCTTCCGCCAGTGCTTTTGTAAACACCGAGAATGATAGCTTCCCCCGTATGAACCAGGTTGTGGCACGAACCACAAATTACAGCGAGGTTTCCATTATTGTTGTGGCTTCTTGGGTCGTGTCGGGGGATAACGTGGTGTTCCTCAAGAGCACTTGGTTCATCAAGGCCACACATCTCACACTTGACCTTTTTCAGCTTTGGCTGCCCGTAACGTCTTCTGATGGATACCATAACATTAGGTATGATACTACGTTGACTTTGATAAGCCTATGTTTTTTACGAACAACCCTTGCCCCGCATCATAGATTTTATACCAACCTAACTCATTTGCGTGCTCACTTTGAGGCAACTTCCTTTCATCCATGTTTGCAAATCTCTATATCGTCTCTGCCTTGCTCTGCAAAGCGCTTTTCAATTTCACCAAACGTTATTCTTCTTGCCATAACAAAACCTCGCCAACTACTAAGTAGCATAGCGAGGTCTCATGGGGCTGCACAGCTTAGCTTCTGTTAGTAGTCCAGCCTTACTTTGAAGGTGATATCCCTTTCGTCGTCCTTTAGAACGGGACGACTCAGCTTAGCGACGGCCAATAAGTTATCAAAAGCATCATACATGCCGATGCTTGAAACAAATGTAAAGCTTCTTTGGGTTTCCTCTTGGCCTTCGTCGATGACAACGATACGATTTTCGGAATCTACGTAAGAAGGGTTACTTGAGTAGTTGAATTCATCGGCAGCAAGTCGAGCAAAGAAAAGTGATGAATTGATGTTTGTGATGTTCTGAAATGTGATTGCTGTCTGGTCAACGGTTCCCGAGAGGAATCTGGTGGATGCCAAATGATCAACAACATCATCAATCGATGCCGAAAGCAGCAGCTTATCGAATGTACCAGAAAGGAAGGCAGTGCCTGTAGCTGTTACGCCATCAATTGCTCCTGAGATTTCCACTGTCTGATCCATAGACCTAGAAAGGTCCATGACAAAGATGCCTTTATCAATGAACAAAAGCCCAAGAGGGACAGCTGTATTTGATGAATCGACAACCGTAGAGACCTGACCGCCAAAAGTGAACTCCTTATTTACAGACGAGTTGATATCTGTAAGGATTTTTGTAGCGCTCTCTGGTGGGGTACTGATAGTCGGGGTATCGGCATTTTTGAAACCATCCAGACTAGCAGTTGGGAAGTAGCGCAAGGCAAAAGTCTCACGCTTCATCTGATCACGGGAGAACAATCGCTTAAAGCAAAGGAACCCAGCTTCCTTAATTTGGAAGGAGGTAGAGCCTGAGCGAGCTGTGAAAACAGCGGCGGAATCCCCAAGAAGGTTTTGGGCAAATTGGCGGTAGAGATCCATCTTTTCACGCATCATGAGAGTGTCAGAGCCAAACAGATATTTGCCGTTAGCATCAATCGTCGGGTTAGCATTCTGAACAACCTCTGAGCCGCTAGCAAGTCCAATCGTTATATCGAAAACAGGGTTTGCTGTCTGGAGAGTGAAGTCTTGATCGTATACAGTCTGGAACAATGATGACGTTACACCAGGTCCCACACCGCCAGTCACAAAAACTTGAAATTTTCTTCGTGTGCTCGATGCATAAATATCTGTGTTGATCACGTCCACTAATTGGTTCAAAAAGCTTCTGCTTGTTTTCACATCTTCTGCTGCGAATTCTTTGAATGTAGCCAAAATATACCTTCTACTTGCTTATTTGCTGTTGGTTAATTAAAGGCAGACCATACGTTGTAGTTGCCCTGTGACATTGTTCACACAATGTTCTACCATTTTTAATATCCCAAAGCGCCTCACAGCTTTGCGCTTCGTGTGTTGATTTCAACTTATTGCGATGTACGATTAAAGCAAAGGGCTTAATATGATTAACATTTAGTTGCACATGTGTAGCACCGCAAAATTTCTTAGTGAACTCTTCTATGGATGTGTTTTGCATAAAAAGTATTAGATCATGTGTTCTTTGAGATTTGTGTCTCAAATTCGTATACAGCGCCTGACTGCACACCTGAGATTTTAACAAAGGTGCTGATCAAGCTCTTGTTGAATGTTGCTCCGTAAATTTGGAACTGCGATTCTGTTATCGCCTTGGTTGCAAGAGTGAAAGAGAGCCGTGAACCGCCAACAGCGGTTTCAACAGCATCACGAGTTAACAAGTAAGTTGCTCTCTGCTGACCATCGATATCTTCTGGAGTGGAGCCGAGCACCTGTAGGAACTGATTGTTCATTTCCACAATGAAAGCCTGGTCTCTCAGCTCTACGTCAATGGAGTTTTCATCCTGAATGTCTTGAGCAACGGTGAGGTTTCGTCGTTTGACGGTAGTGCTGCCAATAGAGACGACGTTGGTAGTTGCAGTAACACCTTCACCTGTCAGGGACAGGGTTGGCAGGCGGATCAAGCTCGGATTGGACACACTGATCATTCTATATTTTTGGGCGAGGCCTTGGTTGGTCAATGCTTCAAAAATTGGTGTGTTCTTTTCCAGCTTCTCTTTGCCGACTGTTCGGCCGAATTTCTGAATGATCGTATAATCTATCTCGTCATCTCCAGGGGAGAATTTGACGATAGAAAAACTGCCATCGTTTCTGGCCAAGAACTCACGGCCCTTGTCTGTTAAAACAGCGTCTAAAATGATGTTGTTTGTATCGTTCTGTAGAAATCCCATTATCTTACCCTAAGCCTGTTAATAAATTCTTTGGCTGGAAGCGTGCCGAACTCTTTGACTGTTCTTACTCTTCATTATTCTTCTCTGTAGTTGTTCTTTTGTCTTGTAACTTAATTTTGACAACTTGTTGTTGTTGTAGATCGATGTTTATCAGCTGCAATCGGTAATCAGCACCACGGTCCGTTTTAAGTAGGCCGAGATCGTTGTTTTGTGAGTCAATGACATTCAGATATTCTGGGTTAAAGTAAACTTTGACCTTCTTGTGCCCTGAATCACGAATTGAATCAACGAATGTATCCTCCTGAAGGAAGGCATTGGGGTAAGCTTTCGGGGCACCCGTTAGTGAGATCAGCTTCTTCTCGATCTTGTTTGTGTACCTGTTGAAGGATGCTTCAAATTGTATGCTATAACCAGAAGTAAATCCGTGTGCATCAACAGCCGCAACTGCGTATATGTACCTGGAATCCTTGTCGAACTCCTTATCGATGTAATATGACTGGGGCGAAGAAAGTTTTATTATGAGCTGTGGGTCTGGGAATTCCCTGGCTGGCGATTTAACAACAGAGTTATCGAAATCGAACTCACGAATTAGTTGGAATGGTTCTAGAATAGAAGACCGTCTAAAGACCTGGAATTTCTTGATGTCTCTTTGCGGATTTACAGGAAAGTTCCACATAAGCCTGGCAGCCTGACTGGTATAACACCAATTTACATTGAAGTCACACGGTGGGGGCGGGGCTACACTTTCTTCGGTGCGTACCAAGACCCTCTTAGTTGGCTTAGAAGAAATGAGGAAGCTGATTGCAACGACTGAATTTGAGTCCGTGTCTTCAACTTGAAGTTCCACAAACGCAATAGTGCGGATAGTGTAGCCATAGGTGGTTCCATATCTCACCCGAAGATCAACAGCAGCATTTGCTCTTGGATTTTCAACAATAATTGGGTCGTGGTCGACGGACCCACCATCGGCCAGGTATTCAATTTTATCAACCACATAACCAATAACCTGAACGGTTGGGTCAAAAGCATTTGGGTCTACTTCACGGTAGTCAAGGAATTCCAGGACTTCGAAGTCGTAATCACGGCCATCTAAGATGGTAGAGTTCTTCTGGGAGGTTGCCTCTTGCTGTATTTGGTTGGCACTTTCTAGTAGCTGACTAGCTTCGTCATCAAAAATATTGATTGTGTTCTCCTGCGTAGTTTTCAGCAGCGTCGCAGCGACCTTATTGTTTAGTTGGGTTCTGACTCGAACTTGAGATATTTCATCGGTTAAACTCTCTACCACCTTCTCACGACCACGACTATCCAGGAAGGTGTATCCGTTTTCCGACATCGTAAAGAAGGTGTTGGTTAAAAACCTTGTGTCAATTCTGCGATTTGTTTTGGTTCTCAAAAATCGCAGAATGTCAATTGGGGATTCTTCATCGTTTGGATTCTGGTGGTCTCTTACTTCCTGAAGTAAACGATTTAAGAAAAAGTCCATTTTCTCGTCGGCGCCGTTATCCTGAAGATAGACATTGGTGTACTCATCTGTAACGAAAGTTTGTTCATTGTGGATCTTCTTCAAGTTGGACTGAATACTCACGTTGTTTATTGTCGGGTTTTCTATACTTCCAAGTCTGCTTTGGTCAACTGTTGGAGTCCAAGAAAAACGTACAAACCTCGGGGTAAAACGTCGGAAATTAATTGAATCGATAAAGGAATTGTCGAATCCTCCTGCTGAGCGGTTGCGGATAAATTCTGGTGATTCAAGTTCTGAATCGCTAACTCTCTCATCAGCCTCAAAGAAGCCATAGACAAACGACGCATCAAAGGTTTTAACCTCTGGAACGTCCACGTATGCGATACGCTTTGAAGGAAGGGACTGGGCCATTATATTGAGTTCTCCACGACTACAAAGTAGTCTTCAAATACAAGTTCGTTTCTGGTCTTTGGGCGTAAGTACAGAATACCGTTTTGATTCACAATGCGTTCTTGAACAACGGATTTTTGGAATGTGAGTTTGCCGCTCTCTGAATCTAGTGTCTCTTCCTCATCAATTTCGAAATCTTCTGTATTGAATGCGAGATGAAAAACTCGATCAAACATTTTAGGGCTTGTAACTTTGGAGCGAAGAACTTCGGGCTCAAATACAGCGTTACCATAAGTCAAGAGCCTCAAAACATCTTTTGTTTCATCGTCCACGTTGTTGTTGGCGAGCAAGTCAGGAATTGGCTGATTAGGCACCTTCTTTTTGAGGGTGTCTCGCAAATAGGTAAAGACAAGATTGTTCAATTCTTCGCTAAAGGTCGTACCAGGTTCAATCTTGTTCTTGGCAAAAGTAGCTTCGTCAATACGCATGCCTGTTAGCAATCTCATATACAGGCCTAGCAGCCCATCAGCAGTATGATTTTCTATGAGTTCACGCTTCTGTCCAAGAGATAAAAAGTCATACCCATCATCGTCAGCAATGTTGTTCCAGGAACGAGTCTTAGGGTTTGAGACAATGCCAAGGTCAAGAATTTTGTTTCGCTGTACAATCTTCGACCAGGCCTCACCTTTATTTGCCTGAGTAAGTTCTAGGTTTTCTTCCTGAAACAAGCTGAGGTCGAACAGGAATGTCTTTGGTTTAAAGATAATATCCTCAAAACGTTGGTCACGCTTGTAAAGCTTAATTGCCACGACATCGAACTGTTTGTCTTTGAAGCTTCTTTGGTTTATGTCCATGCGCTCAATTCGGTCTGCTAGCTGCTGGGAAAAACCAGATGGGATTCCAACGGAAATAATCTTGGTTCTAAGATCAGCATTTGACCCCAAGAGATATTTGGGCTCAGACAACAAAGAAATTAGTGCGTTCCTGGTTGACGGAAATATGATTTCATCATCCACAAGAGCATTCTCTGCACGCCCCAAACCCAAGGCACGGCCCAGGCCTGTTTGGGCTGCCTGATCAGTTTCAGCAAAATTGCGAGAGCGATTCCTGGCTTCACGTTGGATGAAGGCGGCTGTACGGACCTGAGATGGGTTTCGAGCAATAGCCAAGTCCTCAATCGAGTTTTCTGTAAGGAAGTTATTTAGGAATTCTGGAGAGAAGAAGTTTACCATACTCCTTTTTCCGCTTCGAATTCGACCTTCAACAACTGAAAGGATATTGAGGATATTTTCAATAATCTTATCCTCAGTAACCACCTTGTTTTTTGTCGCCTTCAGGTTGTTTTTGAGGTTGATTGTGTCACGTGAGAATGACAGAGCTTCAATATTTGCAGGCCCCAATTTCTGAATAAGGCGGGTCCCAAGGAAAGCTGAGCCTAGGTTCCTATTAACCAGCGTTTTCGTATTGCCTGAAGTCCGACTGTTGTTGTCGGTCAAGAAGCTAAGCGTGCTCGCAGCCATGGCTGTCTTACTAGTGTTCGCTGTGGAATCTCCTGAACGCATAATCCTGGTAAGAGTCGGAGTGAGTAACCTACTAAATGCAGTCGATGTCTTTGAGTTTTTGGATGCGAGTGTTGTCAGCGCTGCACGTGGAAGACGAGTAGTGGAACGTCTGAGTAGCGCAGGTGAAAATTGAATAGGTCGGACCGTAATGACGTCGTTGATTGATTTAACAACGAAATCGCTTTTTTGTGCATCGATTGTGATGAAGGTGCTAAAAATACTTCTTGATCTACCAAAGCTCGAAAAACTGTATTTGGATGTCATGCTTGCAAGGATTTCAAAAATGATCAAAAGCTGGGTACTTGTGCTAAGGAAGTTGAACCGAGTGCGGCCCGATTGATCGTCAAGGAGGTGAACGGATTCTCCGTTGTGAGTTGCGGCTTGCGTAAGTGAATTTGCGATATCTACAAATTGTTTAATAAGATTTGTTGAGGTTGCAGATTTCGGATCCACGTTGCTCATCAGAATTTTACGGATGGTGTAACGAGGGATGTTGATAGTAGTTTGGTTGAAGGTCAAAGCGTTAACGGAAAGTCTCGCATGGGCTGAAAGGTTGATGTCTCTCGGAGACTTGGTTGCTCTGAACCTGGTATAATCTGGACTGGCTCTTAGGACTAGACCAAGGTTAAACTTGGGAGCAGAAGTTGTCAGGGCAATAACTCGATTTTCTATGTCCGCCGCTAGGCGTTGCAGGTATGGTCGTAAAGTACGGATCCCGCCGCCCAGCCTTGGGTTCCTTCGCTTGGAAACATTTACATTAGGGAAGGAACGGATATTCCCAAATTCACGAGCAAGCTCCTGAAACACAGGCTTTTGATCGTTAGGTGAGGTGCTTGCAAGGCCCGAAAGCATACAGAATTGGAATAACTTACTTTTGAGTTCGTTGTCTGTGTTAGCCAGTTTAAAGATAGCAGTGATTACTGCCTGGTCACGATTCAAGCTGTTTAGATCAATCATGCCAACAGTGGCATCCCTGAAAGAAGTATAAACAAGGTCCACGAGCGGGTCAGCGTTTAAAGTTCCTTGCTTATTGAGACTGAACATCTCAGAGATGAGATTGCTTGCTTCGTTGATTCGGCTGGAAACCTGGTTAGCAAAATTCACGTAAGGTTGTGTGTTGAATCGGCCATCAGTGATCTGGAGCACGGAGTCGACAAAAAAGCCACTCCCAGGAATGAATGTCTTTTTGCTGTCACTCGCATCAACGTATTTCTTCTCAAGTGGAAGCACGACCGAGTTTTCTGATAAGGGTTGTACAAACAAAGAAGATAGTGATCTGTCCCCGAGCGGCTGCTCAAATATATCAGTTCCAGGAATGCCGATTATGTTGTCAAAAGGTGAGCCTGTATCTCCGCTTGCAAAGACATCCTGTAATTTTCTTTTAATTTTAGGGATACCAAGACTTCTAGAAATGCGGTATTCTTTGCTGATTATTGTCAACAGCAAACGAAGTCTATCATCAGGATCATTTGGTAACGAGTTCAAGAAGGTGTTGAAAAAGGAACGCTGAGCTGCATTCGCTGCTAAGTTCCTTGAACGTATTTGGTCAATCGTGAATGAAAACCCATCATTCAGTGTGTAGGTGGTGTCGATGCTAACTGGGTCAAAATCATTGACTCGATCGCTGTCTTCTAGGTCAAGCAGGTTGACCGAGTAGTTTTCAGAAATTTCCTTGAAATCAGCAAGCAGTTGAAGGATGATTTTGGTATCAGAAAAGGCGTCGAGCTTATCTTTTGAGAGCTGCATTCGGCGGTCAAAAAAGTCATCCAATGGGAGAAGGTGCTTGTCAAAGTCCGACCTAGGAATGTCCTTGAGATCAAGCAGCTTTTTAATCACTTCAACCTTATCAAGGATTTGACCATACCACTCTATAGTTCTGTCAGTTCGTCCCAAATTGCTCTGCCATCGGTTGCGAATCCCTGACAAAATTTCCGCTGTTCTTTGGTTGTTGTCTTTGGACATGCCTTCCAGAAGACCGACCAATGTGTCACGTCGGAGCCACAGTGCATTGTATTGAGTGTCAATGAGTTTGCCAGCAGGTGAGAAATCCTTAAGGTAACGTGCTTGTGACCTATCCTTCCATACAGGCAGGAAGTCTGTTATTTGGATTATTTCAGGGCGAAATGCAGAAATGCCATTACGTTCAAGTGGAACGAATTGTGAGTTTGCGAGACGAGTTTCAGACACATCTAGAACATCCTCAGAGTATTTCTCGGCAGGGGGTCGCTTCAACAGCGGAAGCTGAAGTTTGAATTGTGGCAATCTTATGGTGCGAGTTAACCGACGAAGGTCGGCGACCCCACTAATATTCAGATTGTTCGTTACAGGCAGTTGTCGAAGAGTAAGCGGCGACGTGCCCCTGGGACTGGACCGAGGAAAGACAGCTGTTACAGCTGGCCTTTTGGTTCCCACCCTTGAAACTGAGGTCGAAGCCGAACTCGTCCGAGTTGACGTTCTTCTGCTTGTACTTGTAGGTACAACCGCCTGGGTTGACAAACGTCCGAGCACGGCTGCCGTCCCAGTTGACTTGGTTCTGCGCTTTCTACGTGCCATTAAATTACCACCGAGTTTGTTTTGAGTTCTGGACCCCGACTATAGTCGAACATCACAGGAACAATGTAGTAGGTCAATTCTCCACACTCTTGGTTTGTAAGTTCATCTACAAATTGGAAGTAGTTGGAATTCGTGATGTTGTGTGATTTGCCAACAACAGTTCGAATGCCAAGAACGTCAAGGATAACTATGAAATGGTCTATCTTATTGACATTACCCTGAACTTTCCATTGGATAAAAATATTACTCTCTCCAAACTGGCTGATCTTGCCCTCGGTCAAAGAAGGAATTATGTCAGCTAAAGATACAACTACATTTTGTGTATCAACAACCCGACCAAAAGTAAAGGTACTCTTTGAGTGGTTTCTTAGTCGAGAAGATTGACTAGAGAGATTGCCCCTGAGCAGAGCCAATGGGTGTTTCCACTTAGCTGGTGCAAATGAGTAACTGACATTTGTTCGTGGAGTAATTGTTCTAGATAAGGTTTCAAAGAGTGTGTCCGTTTCTCGGGCGTGAGCTGTGATATTGTAGTTATAACCAAACCCACCCTGCAAAGGTTTTACTCCTTTAACTCTCCCGAATTTCTTGTCTGAGAAATCTGCACTATCAATAATGCCAAAATCTTCCAATTCACCAGTGCCCAGGTTGGTTCTGGTAATTCTGACAGCAAACAAATCTTGAAGCAAGTTACGGTTGGCCAGCAGCTGGTCTTGGTATTCCGATGTAAATCCCTGCTCACCTAGGAAAGTTTTAACTAAATCTGCGTCCCCCTGGATTACATTTTTTGTTATATTGAAGATGACATCAACGTCATCTCCTGATTCCTCCACCTCTGGCTCGGTGACCTCCAAACTCAGAATGTTGTTAGCGATAGGGCAAAATTCGATGATAAGGTTATTTGCTGCTATCTCCGAAGCTCCATCAATGAACAATAGAATTACACGGTACTCATAGATGCGGTCTTCCTTAACCGAGGAATCCTCAAATACAATAGGAGCGTTAGAATCTTCATCTACTAGTGTGATGTCACCGATGCTCGTAAACGTCCTTTGGTTTATCGTCTTATCCTTGCGTTGTAAACTAACGGCGATAGGCCCTGAAGGAACATCAGAGACTGAAATGACGATAGAGCTATCCAAAATTTCGTGTGTAACTGAAACGTAATAGGTTCGTCGGAAAAAGTTAGTTCTAGAGGCCAAGTTCCCTCTTTGTTGTTGAACGACGACAGAGTCGAATTCAGCGCCTAGAATACCATTTGAGTTTACTGGCACAACACGGTAGATGATAGGATTGGTAGATGCGTACACGTCTTCTATTTTTCTGAAACCATATCCTTGTTCAATATCAAGGGAACCTACTAGGTCATACTGTGCATCGATATTTGGTACAGCTTTTTTGACATCACGTCTGTAGATGTTGACGGATGTTGCATTGAGGTCGTTCTGTTTAATATTCAAAACAGTTTTACCGAGTTTCCCAATGGGGACAGCAGAAACGGTTGGAGCCTTTGTTGGAATTTGAAGTTGGGATACATTTTTGCTGTGAGGCACAGCACGTGTGATAGTTTGAACACGAATATTCCGCATATCGACCAGTTCAAAAATATAGTAGAACTCGTCCTCATCAAGGTCGCCGATGGGAATGCGCAGCTCTTCTTCAATTTCGATCCAGGAAGACTCTTCACGGACGATTGTGTTGAGAAAACGTGATGAATTGACTTGAGCCTGATTGGAGTACCGTCGGTTATTCAAAAGAGACCCGACCAACAGTCTCCCTGGGGCAAGCCTGGACTGATTTGACGGAGTCTTTTTCGAGACGGTTCCAGCAGAGGCTCTAACCGCAGAACGAATAACGTTTGTACGAGCACCAACGAAGCTTGCTGGGTCACACTTGCAGCCAAAAAGCAACCTTGTGGCTGAAGAACGAATCAGCCGAGTTGAGACTGTTCTATCTGAATCGATGTTACGATTTAGGTTTTGGTCTAGAACTGGTAGACGTAAGTTTCTATCTGTTAAATCACTTGCTAGTGCAGGACGTATTCGTCGAACCTTCGTAGCGATCTGGGGCGCTGTGAAAACGCCTTTCGACAGGTGTATGGTTCGGCTATTTGGAATTCGTTTAGTGATATCCGACAAATAGGTAAAAAACCTAGCGCTATCCCTTTGCCGAGCAATGTCCTTGAGCGCCGCTGGACGTGCTAACAAGCGTTTGGTGATAAGTTCGGCATTGAAATTGGTAAAGGTCCGAAAGGTCTTCTTTACCTCAGGCTGCTCAGCAGCTGAGATACGAACTTTGAATGCCTTGGCCCTCGCAGCCTTGACTGGGTCAATCCTGAATTTGACTTTGTAAACAAACTCACCACCCTGGGTAATTTTTTCCAGTTTGGCAAACTCGCTTGGGACTTGCATGATATTCGCAGTTCTTTTGATTCGTGCTCTCATCTATAGATTCACCGTCTGTCAGTAAGTAGAGTTTAGGCTAACTTTCAATGATAACCTAACCTATCTGTACTAATATGATCGAACAATATTATAAGGATGGGTCAAGAAAGTTATTTGTCGGCCAAAACTGCCATTAACAGAAAAGGGTTCACTTGGTACCGAGCATTAGGTTATAGTGATATAGCACTTTCTAAAACAGACTGGAACGACGAGAATGGCTAGAGAAATTGATGATCCGAGGAAGCCGCACCTTTGGCCTGTGGGTCAGACAGTGTACCTTCAGGGCAATGCCAAGCAGGTACGAAGCAAACAGAGTCAGGTGTCAGCTGCCGCATTTTCCAAACAGGCCATTGTTGACTGGCTAATGGGTCAACACGGCATGATCCTGGGGTCTGAGGATATTTATCCAGATGGTTCCGAGGCTCCTAGCCGATTTGCCGAAGCTACTGAGCAGGTACACTTCGAGAGCGGGTCCCACGGCATGGTCTTGTCACAGTTTTGGATCGAGTCACTGCCCACCGAGGAAGAACTACAGAAGAATCCTGAGTTGGAACCTGGCTACGCCATTTACTGCTTCATCATGGTCAAGGACAAGATGATCCTTGTTCCCCACAAGGTTTGTACAAAGGTGGCCTAAGACAGAAGTCAGATGAGTCAAAATTATTTCACACAAGGTCAAGCAATTGACTTCATAGAAAAGGTTTTTGGCGATGGAAAACCTTCAAACGGCGGGAAAAACTTTTCCGTCGTTTGTCCTATGTGCAGGCAATTTAAAGGTTCATCTTACACTAAGCAGAAGCTGGTCATTAAGACGGTTCATCCGCATTTTGTTCACTGTTGGGTTTGTGGGTATAAGGCTCGCAACATCTACAAGCTTATCGCCAAATACCATCCTGCAAATCTCAAAGAGTACAAGGAATCTTTTGTAAACGCTGAGGAGCTTGAGGCCCAGGATTCGGATGAAGGGCCAGAAGAAACTGTTGTCGAACTCCCAGCGGGTTTTAAGTTATTGGCAGAGCTTGTCAGGGACTTCGACTCCATACATTCTCCTGTCACACGACGTTATGTGCAACAGGCACTCGAATATTTAAAATCGAGGAATATAAATACAAGGACTGAGTTGTGGTATTGGAAGCTTGGCATCACAGAAGACCGTGAAGCTAGGTGCAAGTATCGCATTATCATTCCGTCTTATGATTCAAGCGGAGAACTATCTTATTGGACGGCTCGTTCCTGGACAAGGAAGCCAATGTTCAATTACAAGAACCCGCCAAGCGACCGACGTAAGATAATCTTCAATGAATTGAACATTGATTGGGAAGAGCCCTTGACTATAGTCGAAGGCCCCTTTGATTTGCTGAAGGCGAACCAGAATGCTACAGCGGTTCTTGGCTCTGAGGAATTGACTTTAGAATTTGCGCTTTTACAGAAAATCGTTATCAATAAGACACCAGTTGTATTGGCATTTGACCCTGAACCCAAGGCTCAGAAAAAACAATTTAGGCTTGCAAAACGCCTGGCAGAGTTTGATATATCAGTTCGGATTCTCGAATACCCCTCCTGGGACAAGGATATCGGCGACATGACTCGAAACGAGTTTATGAAACTACTCAACTCTGCTAAACCTCTTACAGAGAACTACGAACTCAGAATGAGAATCACGTCTCTGTTAAATTAACAAAGAGTTTTGAATTTACTCATTTCATACATTGTGTGCATGGGAAGAAAGTAGTTACTCATAGATCGTAAAATAATATGAAAATTGCTCACATATCTGGTATTCATTGGCGTGGCACTAACAAAGAAACACTTACCAAACTGTATTGCACACAAGAGTTATCTTTAAGGCAAGTTGCAGAGTTGTTTGGCGTTACGTATGCGACTGTGCGAGCCAAGTTGATTAAATTTGGCATCCCGAGAAGAACTAGAACAGAAGCTGCCCAGGGCAACAAAAATGCTTTTTTTGGTCGTAAGCACACAAGGCAATCTTTGGAAAAGATGTCTCGGGCGACTTGTGGTAAGAACAATGGATTTTTTGGAAAAACTCATTCTGACCACACCAAGAACAAAATAAGCAAGGCAAACAAAGGAAGGTTGGCTGGGAGGAAGAGTCCCAACTGGAAACCAGTAGACCAACACAAGAAAACCTTAAACAAAGCCTTGCGAGATAGAATTGAATCCAAGAATTGGCGGCAAGCAGTTTTTGAAAAAGATGATTACACCTGTCAATTTTGCAAAACAAAAGGTGGAAATCTGAATGCAGACCATATTGTTCCTCTGGCTCTGTTGATACAGAGAAATGCCATCGAGACCCTGGAGGAAGCTGTGAAATGTGTCGAACTGTGGGATATTGGTAACGGAAGAACACTTTGTATTTCATGCCACAAAAAAACAAAAACTTGGGGGGCTCGGACCAAAGCCCTTCTGAAAAAGGACTCAATATGAAAATTGCTCACATCTCCGACATACATTGGCGTGGCATTTCTCGTCATAAAGAGTACGTTCAAGCTTTTGAACGTCTTTTTGAAGAGCTTCGACACCACAAGCCAGACCTAATTGTGAATACAGGGGATACGTTCCATACCAAAACCCAGGGTATAACACCAGAAATCATTGAACGGCTTGCTTGGATGTTTCGCTCGCTTGCGGACATCGCACCGTCTTACACCATCTTAGGGAATCACGATGGCAATCTGACGAATTTATATCGCAAGGATACAATCACACCAATTCACGAATCCATTGCGCACCCTCGTGCTCACCTACTACGTGAATCAGGAACTTTCAAACTCAGCGAGAAAGTTAAAGGAAAAGACGTCCATCTGTGTGTATATTCCCCTTTTGATCAAAAGGGCTGGCCCAAAGTCAAACCTATCGAAGGGGCGATCAATATAGCATTATACCACGGTTCGGTTGCAGGTTCTTTAATGGACAACAACTGGAAGATGCCAGAAGGCATCGCCGAAGCAGTGACTACTGACTTTGCACAGTTTGATTTTACTTTGCTTGGTGACATTCACAAGCACCAGACTCTAGCACAGCGTAAAGACAAAAATGGAAAACTTAAGCCTTGGATGGCTTACCCTGGCTCCCTGATTCAACAAAACTTCGGAGAATCCGAAAAGAAGGGTTACTTGATTTGGGACATAAAGGACAAGGATGACTGGTCCATCAAGTTCCATGAGCTTGAGAACCGCATGCCCTTTATAACCATTGGCTGGGAAGGCTCAGTTGAAAACACACTGCAAAAAGTCAAGGATTCAAGGGGCACACGAGCTTTCCTCAAGGGCAGCCGTTTCCGTGTGTCCTCCTCTTCAGCAATTCCTAGTGTCGAAGCCCGAAAATTGGTCCATTCGCTCAGGGAAGAGAAGAAAGCTTCTGAGGTAGTCTTTAAATACAATATGTTGTCAAGAATGGACCATGTGTCTACAAATGACAACCTTAAGATTTCCAAAAAAAGCCTAAGGCAGGATCCAGACGCAGTTGTTCGGCTTTACTTAGATTATCTAACAGCTCATATCGCTAGCTACAACTTTGACCGTGATGCTATCGAAGAAGCAGACCAGCTTATTCGTGGTTACATGTCAAAGCTCATGATTCGAGACTCAGACAAAATTGCCAGGACAACCAACTGGTCGATCAAATATCTGGAGTTTGACAACATTTTCCGTTACGGCGAAGGCAATAAAATTGATTTCTCAGACCTAGAGGGCATAGTAGGTATTTTCGGTCCAAACAAGATAGGGAAAAGCAGCATTGTCGGAGCCTTGATGTATGTTTTGTACAACACCACCGATCGTGGTCCGATGAAAAATGCTCACATCATTAACCGACGTAAAAATTGGTGTCGTGGTAAGGTCCGTATCAATGTGGGTGGCACGGATTATATCGTTGAACGAAAGAGCACTAGGGTCGTCCCTAAAAAGAAGACTTCAAAGCGAGACCCGAACAAGACCACCACCACTTTGAATTTCTATCGCATTGAACGGGATGAAGTAACAGGTCACGAGAAAAAAGTGGTTATGAACTCCGTCACTCGTGACGACACGGACAAAGAAATCAGAAAGCTTGTCGGAACATCCAATGACTTTCTACTGACTGCCCTGTCCTCTCAGGGCTCGGTAGATCGCTTTATCAAGGAAGGCCCAACAGAGCGAAAGAAAATTCTGGCTCGCTTCCTAGAACTTGATATATTTGACAACCTCTATTACCTCTGCAAGGATGATTACAGCGGACTTAACACTCGTGGAAACTCTCTTTCACCACAGACCGTAAGCAATCAAATCGTGAAAACGAGGAAGATAATTGCCCAGGGAGAAAATGAAGTTGGCTCACTTGAGGAGCGACTACGAAAACTCCGTGAGCAAAAGGATTCAGTCAAGCTTTGGCTGATGCATCACGAAAAAAATGCTGCGGATGTCGACCTCGCTCACATGGAAGAGCTGGAGCGAAAGGTGATTGCTGGTGAAAAGACTGTCAAGGCAAAGTCAGACAGTCTTGTAAGACTAAAATCAGGACTCAAATCTAATGAAACTAAGCTGAAAGACGTAAAGGCTGACAAGAAGAAAATCGACGTTGTGTCGCTCAAGGAACAGCTTGAAGAATTTGAATCCTTAAAGTCGCTTTTGCATGAACTTAGAGCAGAGCTGAACTCGCACAAGGCCGTACTAAACAACCAGAAAAAGAACATCAAAAAACTGGAAGTCGTGCCTTGTGGTGACCAGTTTCCAGACTGCCATTATATCAAAGACGGTCACCGAGACAAAAAGAAGGTTAAAACTCAAGAAGAGCTGGTAAAGAAACTCACGTCCCAATATGAGATAAATGAAAAGACTTTTGAAGAGTACGTTGCTAAAAAACTTCGTGAGCAGATTACCACACACCAAACCTTGGACCGTCAGGAATTTGATCTTATTCGCACTATTGAATCAAGCAAAAAGCACCGTGAACTCCTGAAAAAGGAGTTCACATCAACAAAACTTGAAGTCAAGAAAATCAAGGACGAAATTTCTTCATTGAAGAAGAAGGTCAACGTGTTAGAGGGCAAAGAGTATGAGAAGAAGAAAATTCAGCTTGATAAATGTCGTCAACTAGTTACGGATATTGAAACAAGGCGCCAGGAAACCCTGGTAAAACTAGGCGGCAAGAAAGAGGGGTTGAAAAACCTTATTATGGAAGAGGAAGAAACAAAATCGTTGATAGGCAAATTGAAGATTTATGACTCCATCCTATCCGCATTCTCAAAGACGGGAATCCCCGCTATGGTCCTCAAGTCCCAGCTTCCTGCCATCAACGAAGAACTGTCAAAGATTCTTGAGGGTATCACCGACTTCAAGATTGGTCTGGAGACTGATATTAACTCCAATGTCATGGACGTCTATATTCAGGATGAACACAGCCAGCGTATTATCGAGTTGGCTTCTGGCATGGAAAAGACAATTGCAAGCATGGCCCTAAGGGCTGCGTTAATCAACCTATCGTCGCTTCCAAAACCCGATGTGCTCATTATCGATGAGGGCTTCGGTGCGTTGGATGAAAATAACATCCAGAGCTGTATGGATATGCTTACCTTCCTTCGTGGGTACTTCAAGACGATTCTTGTGATTTCGCATGTCACTCCAGTCAAGGAGGTTGCTGAACGAATGATCGAAGTCAAAAACGACGGCATCGAATCGAAAGTTCTCGCCTAACACAGGAACGTACAACATGAATACATTTTTTACGATATTGAGAATATGCTCTGTGCCACTACTTGCCCTTTTTGGCTGGCTGGTAGTTTTGGTCATCCATGCAATGTGGGGTCGGCGGCTTTTCTGGTGGGAAGGTGCACTTTGTACCGTTCTGAGAAATGACTCTTGGCCTGTCAATGATGAGAAAAAGTTTGGAGGGTGGTACCTCCTTGAAAAGACTTACTCAGATGGCTCTAAGCACAAGAAACCCTGGAACGGCACTGCTTTGTTCCCTTACGCCATCATGCTTTCTGAAAATGGAATGAACACATTTACATTACACCACGAAATGAGGCATGTTCGCCAATCAGTACAACGAGGGTTCACTTTTGGGCTTTTGGGGCTTTTTGTGGGGCTTGCAACCATTGGCACAGGACTATGGTGGCTAGGACTTCTCATATGGCTAATCTGTCCGAGTTCTCTCCTCGTTACGAAACTGTCAATTGTTCTTGAATCAGTTACCAATATGGTTGGGGAGCACCGAGGACGAGCCTATTATGACAATATTATGGAGCAGCATGCCCGAGGAGCCAAGAGTGAAGTACGCTTCGGAAAAATTGATGACATCTTGGATGGGAAAACCAGTAAGACTGACATCTACACAAATCCTTCAACCTGGTAACGTTATTTGAACAAGGCAGGTGATCCAAATGGTAGAACAGAAAGCACAATACAGGTATGAGTGAAGAACATCAAGAGCCAACGTTTCAAGGCCCCATTGAGTCAGGAAAGACAGCAAAGCTTCCAGCAGAACCCGCTCCTGGGGAACCAGTCCACAAGGACCACTTCTTTGTGGAAGGATTAGAAGTTGAGCAGGAAGACATAAAAAGCATTATTCTTCCCAAATACATATTCAACGATTTAAATCCCAAAGTTGGCTATTCAGAGAAGGGCTATCTGCTCTTCACATTCAATGGTAGCCACAAAAATGGCGTCTTTGGTGAAATCCTTAGGTCGGTAAACGAAGGCATGGAAGAACTCAGAATTAACTTTCTTGATGAAGAGGAGGCTGCGATACTTTCAACCTGGACTTTCCACGAGCCTACTGTACATGCGATTGATTTTGGCTATGCTGCTCAAGTAAGACCCGAGGCATGCGAGTTTTCCGTAGAATTTGATTACACTAAGTTTGACATTGATGGACACTCTATTTAACTTATGTGGAAATAAAACCTGGTCAGCTCCTAGTCACCAAGACAACCATGGAGGTTTCGGAGATTCCACTGGACTTCTCAGATCAACTAAAGTTGTCCATAGACAAGCGTAAAACACTTCGAGGCTTCAAAATCAGTAGAGACCAGATTCTAATGGTGGTAGAGGTACCAACAGACACGACACACTACTTTCCAGGGTGGACTTCAGCCGTTATCGCAAAAAGCATTGTTTTCCTATACGGGGAGAAGTTGTGCATATCTACATCCGTCCACACTTGGAGCGAATATTTCGATGTTGTACAATAACGCCGAAAACCCGAACCCATTATTTTGGAAAAAAATTGAGCGGGCATATAAACCTGGAATGCTTCTGGTAAACCAACACCCAATTAGTGTACGTATTCTTAAAGGTGACGATGAGGAGCTGTATCGCTACAAGACTTTTGAGACAGACACAATATTCTTGCTTGTTAAAGTTCCAAGGCTTGAAACCGAACAAGCCATGATGGCAGCACTACAATTTGACCTGTTACAAGGCGAAAAAATTGTTCGATTCTTTTGTTATCTGCCACCCTGGAATATTTTTTCCATCCCAGATCAAAGAATTGGTGAAGAATAGTATCCGTCTGCACACTTACCCTATATGCAGAGCTGCAATACTTTGAAACCAGGGCAGTTAGTTGTTATAAACCGAAACATGCTGGCATACCGCTTGTCCGACCTTGACGATATCCCGAAACAGCCAAGTTTTTGGGGCGTTTCCAACCATCTGACAGAAGGTGCTTCTGTTATGGTAATGAGACACTACGTCCTCAGTGGCAGTATCCACAACCATTACTCTCCCGAGCAACCAATGTTTAGCGAAGTTCTTGTCTTCTTGCATGACAGTAGGCTTTTTTACATATCGGGCAATAGGTTAACCAACCAAAGTGAGTCAAGTTTGGTTGGGAAACATGTTACCATACCAGCATGTTTGAACCCAAAATAAGAGCTGGTAAGCTCTACCAGGTTTGTGTGGATACATATTTCATAAGAGCACAAACGGCGCAGATGGTGCTCGGCGCCGACGGTTGGGACGTTTGGGACGCTATGGTTGGCTGCGATTTTGAATTAGTACCAGTTCCAGCTAACGCAATTATTATGGTAGTAAAAGTAAATACCCTGACCTTTAGAACCGAAAGTGGCAAAAACCCATACTTGCGAGTCTACTCTCTGTATAACGAACAGATACTCCATATGGGAGACCTCCAGAGTCGCATTTCGGGGATCATACGACCTATTAATAATAGCGAGGCACATGTTAACCTATAGCTACGAATACAACAAACAGGCTTTCCTCAAGTCCCTTTTTGAGTCCAAACTTGATGCGGCAAAATATGCATCTGATGTTTTGAAACCTGGAAATCTCATAAGGCCTCGTTTTTCACTTTTGGCACTTCCTCTTGAGTCACCAATTCCAGGAACATCTTTAGGCCGCCCAAAGACCCATTTGCACTTTATGACCGAGGCCATCCTGCTTGTTGTGAAAAAACCTACTTGGTGTCACTGCCAACAACATTACGAGAAATCTGCTAAAAGGGGTTCCTGGGCCCTAAACCATTTGGGTTATGCCTCGCTTATCCTCCTTTCGGGAGACAAGTTGTACGAGTCTGTCATAGCCGTACAGAAGGACGAAGGTATTGGCAGGTCCCTCCTCAAATACACTACAGAAGAAAAATTGTCGAAGCATCCAGGATTAGTGTTTATTCCCTTGATCGAACCTGCTAAGATATAGTCAATAAACGATGCCCAAGTATCACCCAGGCAAACTCGTCTACATTAATGACGACAAAAAGTCACTTTGTTGGAGAGTTCTGTCAGAGGAACTTTTTGAATCTTCAGAAGGTAATTCGATTAGGGTTGAGCCGCACTTGGAACAGTTTTTTAGAACAGTGGTGCTTGATCATTCATCACGGATGTATGAAGAATGTGCCCCTAGTTGGATTTTATCCTCATCTTTAACGAGGGACGAAGACAAATGGTTAGGAAGGTCACCAGAGCTTCCAGCGTTAGGAATGTTCTTGAAAAGGTTTTTGGTCACAACTGGGAATAAGACAAGACATATGGCTTGTATCCTAGGATTTGATCGGAAGTACCTTGTCCCGCTACACCTACTTTCGCCCGCCAAAAAACTTAAAACTCCCTGAAAATAATGGGTTCAACTAATTGAGCCCACATGATACCACTAGTTGGTAACCTAATCGACCAAATGGTCGCTACGAAGAGGCAAAATGAGCAGAGATTACGTAAAGAAAAAGCCCAGTGGTCCAAAAACCAGCGAGACTTCCAGTTCAACGAGTGACAAAGAAACAGAGAGAGACAAACGCAGACAACGTGCGGAAAGGAATCGTCTTAGGACGATCAAGTACGTCCATAAGCTCCTCGACCAAGTTGTCGAGGGTGTAAGTGATGGCTTCAATCACCACGGTTGGTGTAATGCTGCGACTTCACTAAAGATGGCTGCAACTTATCTGGAGCCTCAGGAGCACGAGGCCATTGGAGCCTCATGGGCTCCTCTATACGCAGAAGAAGACGGCTCAAGCGAGCACCTTGTCTATGTGATTTCACGTATCAAGGAGCGTATTGCTGGCAACCTTCTAGAACGGCTCTGAAACCCAGCCCATGTGTGGTCTTTAAATCTCCTTTTTCGTGTGAACCCCATAGGTTTTTTACCTATGGGGTTCATTTTGGCATATAAATCTGCTATAATCAATTAGAAGGAAACGAGGAGTAGAGTCAGATGAGCAATCCAGCCAAAATTCGTAAGTTCATGTTTCAGACTCTCCAAGATTACGATTGTGGTCTTTGGGACGAACATGGAGATGTCAACTGCACCAAACTAGCCGAAGAGGCTGCTTTGCACTTCGATTGCCTTGCATGGCTCGACGATGACACCCATTTTGTGTGGGACCTTGCGGTAGACACTGCTTCAGCAGCCGAGGAACGACGTCACCGCAGCCCGAAAAAGCGGGATTCTGCTGATATTTCCTGGTAAATAGGTTCAAATGTGACCTCGAAACTGGTATAATTGAAGAATGGAAAACTAAGGAAACGAAATGACTAAAGTGTTTTTGAACGACGGCGACTCAATCGAAGTAAAGGGTTCAGGAAAGAAACCATACCTGCTCAGAAACGTCGGCGGCGTGGTGGACTGTTCTTGCCCCGCCTGGCGGAACATCGGAGGCCCTCTTGATCTCCGTGTCTGCAAGCACATCCGTGCGAACGTTGACCGTGCCTGCTTGCTCCCGCAGGCCCATGCGATGTACGACAGCAAAAAGGCCAAACCGAAGAAGGGCGGCAAGGGCGCTCCGAGAAAGGCTGCCGTCAAAAAGGATGCTGCACCTCCCGTGTTACTCGCCCACAAGTGGGAGAATGAGGACCCGACTGATTGGTGGATGTCCGAAAAGCTTGATGGCGTTCGAGCCTGGTGGACTGGTGAGCGCTTTCTAAGTCGCAATGGCAATGAGTTCCATGCACCCAAGTGGTTTAAGGAACAGTTGCCCAGGGGCGTTGTTCTTGATGGCGAGCTTTTTGCTGGTCGAGGAAACTTTACCAAGACCTCGGGCGCTGCCCGTAAGCTCATCCCGAATGATGACGAGTGGAACAACATCACATATGTGATTTTCGACGCTCCAGAGCAAGGTGACGCTTTTGAGGTTCGTGTTGAGTTTCTCAAGGGGCTTTTTCCTGTCTGGGAGCCTGGTTCAAAGGGTGGGGTTGCTCGTGTGCTTCCGCACACCAGGTGTAAGTCCGCTGCTGATCTTACCAGGCGAGTCGACAAGATTGTCGCTGAGGGCGGCGAGGGCATCATGATTCGCATGCCTGGTTCAATGTATGAAGAGGGTAAGTCCAACACCTGCCTGAAGGTGAAGAAGTGGTTCGATGATGAGGGTGTGGTCGTTGGATACATCGATGGTAAGGGCCAACACAAGGGTAGGGTTGGCTCGATCCGTTTGAAGTGGGGCAATGTTGAAACTAAGGTTGGTGGGCTTACACACAAGCTCCGCAAAAACCCACCGCCACTTGGGTCGGTAATTACTTTTCGATACACAGAAACGTTCAAGGAAACTGGTGTGCCAAGATTTCCACAGTTCGTAGCGGTGCGGGACTACGAGTGAGTAAAGGTAAGTACACACACATTTATTCAGAGAATGCTGCCGAGCGGGCGGCATGTGGTGCACCTCTGATTGTTCATGGTGACTTTCTGGTGTCTACATCTAATGTGTCGGTAACACCAACCTGCCCACGTTTGCGTGTGTTGAAAGTATTCAGTAGGCTCTGTAAAATAAAGAACGGCAGCCTCACAAAAAAAGGTGAAAAGGTGATTTGAGGTTCAGATTCTGCCTATTCTTTGCTAGAAAGAAGACAGGTCTTTGAAAGTCTTTGTACGTTGTGAGAGTGCTGTGACACCTGGTGGAGGAGGCATTGACCTCCGATGAAGCTGGTCAGACATCCTGTAGAAGCCCGTTCGCCTGGGATCGTCTAACCGAAAAAGATTAGATTAAAATGTACTAAGATGGCAACTTGGCAGGTAAACTGACTCGGTTCAAATCCGACAGCGTACGAAAAATTCTGGGTTTTCAAAGGTTGAGCGGGATAGAACAACATAGGTTGTGGTTCCAAACAACCAGGCGCTACCCAATGTGAACGCAAAGCTATAAATAGAGAATATAAAAGCGCCAAACCTGGGTCTATAGCACAATGGCAGTGCAGGAAGCTTTTAACTTCTTGGTTCTCAGTTCGAATCTGAGTGGACCCACTAAATGAATAGAAAGAGAAGATAACCCCGATGAACAAAAATGATCACAGTTCAGACTTCATTTTCAATCTCCTGGATATGGCTCTCGATAGGATGTCCGAGGAGGGGACCGACGAGTATCACCTCCTTATTCGGCATGTTGAAGAGGAATTGAACTGCACGATCATGTGCTCTGGACTTCTCAACGGGACCAACTCCAACTCACGAGTTCTTGAACTTGAGGATGCTCACGGGAACAAGCACCTCTGGAGCATTGTTGCCAACAAGTTGACCAAGGTTGATTGACAGGGCGTGCCGATGAGTAAGAAGAAAAAGAAGAAAAGCCAAATTGAGTTAGCTCAGGAGTATGGTCGCATCCTAGCGACCAGGTTGTTTGAGTTCTTTCAAGATGAATCTAACCAGGGCTGAAATTCACCTGGGAGAAGTTCCCAGGAATGGTGGCAAACTTGGCTGAGGTCCAGGTATTTACCACCTTTGCTAATGACATCGGCCCCGAAATTGAACAAGCGGCAGCTCAAGAGGCTCGTTCATATGCGACAACTCTTGTCAATAGCCTAGAACCATATTCACAGGAATACAAATCCGCTACAGATGCATCTGATTGAAACACAGTACACAAATATGTGCAGAAGGGGTGTTGTATGCCATTTAGGAAATTTGGGACAGAAAGAACCCGAGATGAACACAGCGAAGAACTCCGAAATCTGGCACTGAGGTTTTTTTCATTTGATGAGGAATATCGTTCTGAACGTACCCTAAAATACATGGAGTGGGCTATGGTCCTAAAGAGTCAAGCAGAACACCTGGAGGAAATGCTTGATATTATGAGAGGATGCAGTGGATTCGACCGACTGGCGCCCCAGGAATACCCAGAAAAATATACCAACTATACGAACAGTGATGTGGCGAAGGATATCAGGCTTGGACTGAACCAATATTCCTCCGAGACCCTGTTCCAGACGTTGAAAGTAAAAGCAGTTAGGGCTGCTCAATGGAAGAGCGACCATGGACTCGTTCCAAATGCAGAGGCTTCAGCCTGGCTTTCTTATTTTTGCGATTGGGGACCCAAAGAGCCAGCACAGTGTGGACACGGATATAAGGGTGATTTTGTCCCGAACAAAAACTGGCATTCTTTCTATAAGGAAAACTTTGCCTCCCATAGCAAAACGGTCAAAAAAGTTAAGAAACAGAAAAAAGCCTAAAAGCTCACAGGACCGTGGGATTCATTTCCCAGCCTGTGCAACCTTTTCGTTATTTGCGTCCCAGAAACAGTTTATAAGGATTACCAGGCATGGTAAAGTAACCTCATGACAACTCGTACTGATCATTACGCTTCGCTAGGCTATGCCTGTATCAACATGACGTTGACGAACGTGAAGCCTAAAAAGAATCGTGTTACCACCAATCGCACAATGCGCAAAGCAACCTTTGAAGCCAAAGGCTTAGCTTACGCATCTGAGCTGCTTCTTCAAAACGCCAGGGATTTGCTTACTATTCTAAAGTGGAATGAAGAGCACAACATTACCTTCTTCCGACTTTCAAGTGACATTTGTCCCTGGGCTTCCGAGTACAACCTTTCTGACTTGCCCGACTACGGCGAGATTGTGACGACTCTCAGGGCTGCTGGTGATTTTGCCAAGCAGCATGGTCATCGCATCACTTCACACCCTGGTCCGTTCAACAAGCTGGCAAGTTCCAAACCAAGAGTTGTGGCAAATACCATTCGTGACTTGGAGATTCACGGCGAAGTTTTTGACCTTATTGGCCTTTCACGGACTCCATTCAACAAGATCAATATTCATGTAGGCGCAGCCTATGATGACAAGCCCGCTGCTCTCAAGCAGTTCTGTCAAAACTTCGATAAACTTCCTGATTCGGTCAAAACTCGTCTCACGGTTGAGAATGATGACCGACCCTCGTTGTACTCCACCAAGGAACTATATGAATATGTACACAAACCTCTCGGTATCCCCGTTGTGTTTGATTTCCACCACCACAAGTTCCGCTCTGATCTTCCTGTCCTGGACGCCCTAGAACTTGCGATGTCCACCTGGGGACACGTCAGACCTGTAACACACTACTCGGAGACTAAGCGCAATGCCGACGGCACCGACTACTGCAAACCTCAAGCACACTCTGACTACATCTTCAACCCTATCGGCGATCACGGTAAGAGTATCGATATTATGATCGAAGCCAAGGCCAAAGAACTAGCCCTGCTAAGATATCGTAAGGAATGGGACTGTGTCGGAGTGGGCAGTGATTAAAATCATGCGCTATGAAAGTGCCTACGTTTTTCAAAAAAGGTTCAAGCTAGTTGATTACCTTCAAGACCATCTCAACAACTACGCCGACGGCAACTGGGACATTGGTTCGGGGATGAACTCGGATTTGGATCTCGGGCGGCCTATGATGATGTTCGTTGCCTGGGAACACGGTAAACCGATAGGCTGGGCTTCCGTAACCTTCAACCCAACAAAAAAGGGGGTTGGTCAAGTTGGATGTTTCGTTGGCTCAAAACACAGGCGCCGAGGGGTTGGCTCACGATTAATCGCTAAGGCTAAAGCCTGGTGCAAGGCAAACAGGCTAACAATGCGTTCCAATTCCTGGAACGAGGCAGGTCGAAGCTTCTACAGTTCCAACGATGTCCCCGACATTCCAGTGAGCTGGGCCTACATAGACCGCAGAAAGAACATGCCAGTTTAGCCTTTTGGTTAAATGTCCGAAAGTTGGTTCAAACCCTATCTTCATTTTGGTATAATGAAGATAGGAAGGTAAGACCAATGATTCACCCGATAATGCTTTGCACACGTTGTAAGGCTCGAAAACCCCCACTGACGCCTGAACGAGATGAGGAACTCTTTCTCTATTGTTCCCAGGAGTGTAGAGACCTCCATGAATCCGAGAGCCTTGCTCGACGTCTAGAGGCTATGAAGACTCACGATCCAGCTACTCGCCGAGTGAAATCTGAGGGTGAACTTCGAGCAATGGGAGTGGTCCTTCGCCTTTCTTCAGTTAAGGAGGGCATTGACAGCGGCAATAGTACTCAGGAGCTGGCCCGCCCTAAGCGGGTTGAACGTAAGAAAAATGTTCGCAAGTGTGGCAAGTGTGGAAACGCTGGCCATAATGCACGCACCTGTAAGGTCAGAAAGAAAGATTGAAAAAATGTCTGTGGCAATTGTGAAGCGTAGGCAGCTGAAGGTACTGGGGTTCTTTACCCAGGTTGTATTCAAAACTGGGGTTTGGTTTGGCCGAGAAGTCTCTGGAAGCCCAGAAAATGACCTGGATGGTCTGCTGTGGCCTATTTTCCTGATGCATGTCGAACTGACCAAAATCCATGCAAACATCACTAAGGGCTGGTTTGCTCAATGGAGCATTAGGTCTGAGAACCTGCGTAACCTGTGGTTTTATTACTGGAGCTTCCAGTCTCAGGAATATCGCCAGAAATCCAAGGTTGTGGTCCGCCGAATAACCCAACTGTACAAGGAAAAGCAATGAACCAGTCAGAAAGAAGAAAACCAGCTTAAAATGAGAAATAGCGGTTCATATGCCATCCCAAATATGGTATAATGGAAGAATGAAAAAGGCAGGAACAACGACTACAGTACACGTGAACAGTTTCGTCAGGCGCCAGACCCCTGAGAGTGAGTTCTCACACTTCGATGGCCCTCCTGGGGCTGCTGATGTTTGGGAGAACCTTCGTGCCTCCATTGAGCTGATGCTAGCTGATGGAGTTAGCAAGCCTGGATACCGTGATGGTGTAGTGCTTGTTCCATGCAACCCACAATACTTCTTTTCGGGGGTAGTTACTCTTGAAGAGGGCAGTGAGCTTCGTGGTTCATTCAAGGCCCGACGGGCTGGTGAGGCGCCACGAAAGAGTGTTGGCGCCGTGGCAGCGGACAAGCTTCCTGCGAAGTCTGTAGAGATCGTACTCTACGCCTCGACGGTCCTTGCTGAGGGTGGTGATAACGAACTTCCCGCAGAAGAGGGGAATTGGGAGATTATCTCAATCAACGCAAACCCTTGTGAGGGCGAAATGCCCATCGGGCCGAATGTCCTAATGCATAACCACTTTGGTTCTAATGGCGGGACCGACACGGGGCTCTCTGACGAAGACTTTGTCAAGATGCTTCGGGAGTCCTTTATGTTCTGGAAGGACAAGGCTATGGTTGCACCTTTGGAAGACTAGGATGTTCCTTGGAATGCTGAGTGATGGCCTGAAAGTAGCGAACAACTGAAATACAATTTTCCCTATTTAGGGACACTTAGAAAAAGCTAAATGGGTTCACTTGTGGGCCCATTGCTGTTATAATCAAGCATAGGAGAATTAGTAATGACGTTGGTACAAGAGTATCTCAAGAAGCATTCGTTGGACGACTTGGAGCTTGCACATGGAGTGAAGGCTCGTGTGTGTGGGCATAAGTTTAGCCTGAACTATAACCAGATCGAGTCTCGTGATGATGATGTTTTGGCACAACAGTGCCGTGGTCTGATTCTGCGGGTAGCAGATCCCGATTCACAAGTTATCGTCTCCGATCGCCCGATTGGTGAGACGGTTGTGCTTGCTCGCCCTTTTGATCGCTTCTTCAACCTTGGTCAGGCTGCTGCTGCTGAGGTGGATATCGATCACCCTGCAACCTCATTCTATGAGAAGATGGACGGCACTCTTTGTATCGTCTACTACGATGATCACAAAAAGGAATGGCATGTCGCAACTCGCTCTGTCCCAGAAGCGGATTTGCCGATGTCTGGTTTCGAAGAGTTTACTTTCCGTACTCTGTTTGAGAAGGCGGTCCTTGAGACCGTTGGCAAGGACTTTGGTGTATGGACCGAGAAGATGCTTTTCCGTGACACTACGTACATGTTTGAGCTGACGACGCCACTAAACCGTATCGTTGTTGACTATGAGGGTTATGGGATCACTCTACTTGCAGCCCGTAAGACTCGCACAGGCAAGGAGCTTTTCCCTGCGTTTGTCCAGGCAAAGGTAAAGACTCCAGTTGCTGAGCGCTTCCGTTTTGGTTCACTCAAGGAAATGGTTGATTTCGTATCTGAACGAGATCCGTCCGCTTACGAGGGGATCGTGGTCTGCGACCAGAACTTCAACCGAATTAAGGTTAAGAACGCTGGGTATTTGGCCTTGAACAAGATCCGAGACTCTGTTCTCAACTCACCTCGTGGTATCGTTGAACTAATCCTTATGGAGAAGCTAGATGATGCTCTTCCGCTTCTCCCAGAGGAGATTGTAAAGCGTGCAGAGGCTCTGCGTGAAAACTTTCGTAAGCTTGTTATCTCGCATAAGTCCATATTCCAAGAGTGTTTGGACGAAGCTAACGCTGCCCTGAAGGTCACATACGACGATGAAGGGGCACCACTTGTCGGGGATGCATACCAGTGTGAACACCGTAAGGCGTTTGCGCTTGCCGTAAACGCCCGAAAGGCTTGGATGTCACCGCTAATGCAGCAATACCAGGGCAATGTGACTGACTTGTTGGACTGGGCGACCAAGAAGCGTCATGTCAATGGTGGTTGGGCAAATAACTTCCTTGATTCTATCCTTCGTCAAACAGAGAACTGAAAAAACCCTGCTTGCAGGGTTTCTTCAATTAGAGATTAACTATGAGTACTAAGATTTACTGTGCCTACCGATTCCCGATCACACGTGTGGAAAAAGGTATCCAACATTTCCATGAACTTCTTTTGGAGGGCTCCCTCATCTCTTATACAACAGCACTGAATATGCTGACCGTTGAGAGGTTCAATGCTGTGGCAACTGACGAAGACAATCGACTCACTCCCAAGTCCCCAGAAAAGGTATTTAGCATCGAGGCAAAAATCCTTGCATTACAAGACATGCTTGTTCTAGGGGACGAATATATCAAGAGTTTGTATGACAGCATGAGTTGTGGGTTCAATGCCTGGTTCCACGATGGATTTGTATATGTTATTCCCTGGGGTTCTTATAGGCCAGAGCGATTTCTTGAATCTGCGGAGCACCCTGAATGGATAGAAGAGTTCGGTTACTGGGACAACACCGATCCACCTGATGAATTTAGAAGTGAGCCTGGCTATGCTCGTTGGAAAGAACGTGGCAGCATTTGGGAGAAGGTTGGGCCTGGAGGCTACAAGCCAGGCCCAGAGCCTGGATGTCTTACTCACGAGGTGGTCGACTTCTCAAGATTTACTGGGTCCTATGAGCTAGTAAAGCTTTATAGAAAGCGTAATGGACTCAAGAGCCCTTGGACTTAGTGGTGTTTGACCCATTTGCAAAAAACTGGGAGCCTATCGAGCAAAATACAATTGTTTCTGTTCGGTGCACTTCTATCTTTAATGATGACAAAGTTCGGAGAGGAAGAGTTTATGGGTGGCATATTGCCACAGGGCACGACCCAGAGCGCCGTGACCCTTTTGAGGAAGCCAAGCCAATCCTGGAGTATGAAATCAAGTTTTTCAGGACGCAAACCAGGCACTGGGTTCCTGTAAAAGACATTACGGGTTTCTTAAAAAGAGTGCAAGGCTAAAGACACAGTGGACAAACTCGAAAAGCAATTTCTGATTCGAATAATCCAGATCTGGATGAGAAAAATCGAAATACGCTTTTCCGAGAACTGGGCACAAACAGAAGCTGAGAAGGCTCACTACAGGGGTAGACACCGAGCGTACAAGGAAATACTGGAAGTATTGACAGGCGAGACTGTCGTCGGGTTTCCTGTTCCTGAGACGACGGCAAAAAAAGACAAGAAGTGAAACTAAACCCAAGAAAATCAAACCTAACAGAGCTTGTAGCAGGGTTTTTAAAAGACAGGCAACTTGCTCGTTCAGGCGCAGCACGCTGTTACGATGTTACTGTTGTTCAGCAGGAGGCTACGGTTGTTTTTGAGGGGGCGTTTTACAAGTATTTTGCCGAAAAGTATTTCACGATTTGAAATTTGGACAGAGTATGGAAGGAAGGCTGAACTGACAAACAGTAGATGCCTTATCACGTATGACGAATAAATGGAACTTCCCACTTAGGGGCTGGGAAGGTGAAATCCCAACTGGTCCTCACCCAGGTGCGTTTGCCGCTAAAAGAAAATATGATCACCACACTGGCGTTGACCTGTATGTTTTAGGCAACGAATCTGTTTATGCGGTTGAAGATGGCATTGTAGTTCAGGTAGAAGATTACACTGGTCCAAAAGCTAAGTCTCCCTGGTGGCTCCCGACCAAATCTATATTGATTGAGGGAAGCTCAGGCGTCGTGTGCTACGGCGAGGTAACCCCCTCAAATCTTGCTGTAAGAGACAGGGTTGAGCGGGGTCAGTTGGTTGCTCACGTGATGCCCGTTCTCCAGGAAGGAAAAAGGCGCACTGATATCCCTGGCCACTCCAGATTTATGCTGCACTTTGAGTTATATAAACCTGGGACAACCAAATCAACCTGGTGGCTCTCTAACCAGGCAATGCCTCAAAACCTTCTTGATCCGACAGGCTTTCTCCTTGATTCACTCGACAGACGTTTAAACAGGAGTTAATTTGTGGTACTGTGGAAGTAAGATAAATTAAAGGTCGAGTTGAGTACTGCAAACCTTTCATAGTTACAGTTATGAGCAAGAAAATCAAACCTACTGCAATAGATGTCACAAGCCAGACACAACATAGTAGGCTAAGTGAACGACTTACTGCTGTAGTGAAAAAAAAGGTTTGTACGATCCTGTCTGGCCGAGGCCTAGAGTTGAAGCACGTATATGAAATCGACTTTCATAAACAACAGGACGTGTTCGACTTTGAAGACTCAGATTTTTGTCTGGAAATGACAGGTCAAACCATTAAAGATTTCCTTGAAACACTCATGCTTGAGCCTTCTCTTCGTGAGATAATTCTTGATTACGTCAAAGATAACCCGTAACCCAAGTTCCTGAAGGGCGAAATGAAACTCTTCGAAAAAGTAAAAGAAATTCGTTCTCGTGAAGGTGTGCTGCACTTTGAGAGATATGCCATTATCGAAACGTCGATTTTTGCTCTCTATGTTCATACCATCCACAAGCATGATGAAGATAAACACCTGCACAGCCACCCTTGGAATTTCCTCACCGTTGTTCTCTCAGGTTGCTACTTGGCTATTAGCCAAAAGGGCTATGCTGCGATTAAATCTCCTGGGTCTTTCTCAAAAATGTCACGATACGGTTTCCACAAAATTGGGTCTATCCTGAATGGCCCTGTGAAAACTCTTTTCCTTGCTTATGGTCGCCGCACACCATGGCACTTTTTGGTCAATGGTACCAAGGTTGAATCCTCCGAATATCGAGTGATGAAACACGAAGGAAAGTTCGACAAGAAGTTGAATTATTGCGAAAAAAGAACGTTGATATCAGAGGACCAGGACTTTTATTGGCTCTACCCTGATGGCACCCGTGTTCTTAAAGAAAATAAATGACCAACATAAGACTCCATTTTGATTACAGCTCAGTTATATGGGTTAGGTTGGGTACACCCGACCGAGAACCTTACGCAGTTAACCAAGAGGCGGTCACTGCTATTGGAGACTTTAAGCGTTTCCTTCAAAAGGAAAAACTCAGTCCTGCCCGTACCATGACAAGTGGAGGGGGTCGCTTTGAAGGGTTCTTTTGGGTCGATGATTGGCCGAAAGTTGAAGCCTGGCTAAGCCAAAACGGCTTAAAACAAGGCACGACGTCTCCTGGTATTGACTGGGGTAACTACGAAAAAATGGGGGGATAAATGGGCTACCACAAACGAGAAATTCCGAGAGGAAAGTTTGGTGATTTTTCCAAAATTGAAGAAGAGTTTTGGGAAGCGAAGGACGCCAATGAGCGAGGCATAATTGTCATGGAGCTAACCGAGCTATCGGACATGTACGGTGCAATGCAAGCTTACTTGGAGAAGCACCATAGGATGTCAATGGAGGATTTGGCTAAGATGTCAAAAGTCACTTCAGAAGCTTTTGGGGATGGAACACGAGTAGCTAGGGAAGTTTCGGATGACTAAAAAGAGGCTTAAGAAAACTTCTCTTGAACTCCGTGACCAGGAACGAAGAGAAATCCACCGTGCACATGAAAAAGAGATGGCCTGGCTAGATATTGACTGGTCCAGAATTGCCCGAGCAGTCGAGTTTTATGAATCGCTAGGATACAAGAAAGTAGAAGTTCCATGGCTAGTTGAGCCAGTATATCGAGAGCTGACCTATCCTCACAAAAATGCCTTCCAGACTTCTAAAGGCGACCTCGTTGGGTCAGCTGAGCAGTCTTTTTTGCAACTTGCATTTAAGGACAAAATACAAGTAAAAACTTACATGTGGGGGCAGCGGCCTAACGAACGACTGGATTATGCTGGTCGTTACGTCGCTGTGACACCCTGCTTCCGTGATTCACAACCTGTTGATGCCTTACATCAGCCATATTTTATGAAGGTTGAACTTTTTGAACCAATTTGGGACGGGGCAGAGTGTTACACACGTGATAAAAAACCAGCGCAGCTATTTCATGATGCAGGCCAATTTTTTGCAAGTGAAGGAGCGCTCCCACAAAGCGAGGAGACGGACGAAGGTATTGACTGGACCGTTGGTGGTATAGAAGTAGGTTCCTACGGCCTGAGGGTTTATGACGATTTTGGATGGCTATTTGGGACGGGGCTAGCCGAACCACGATTCTCCCAGGCCCTAAAACAGCAAAGGCGACATCTCGCTGAAAGGGTGCCATGCATCAGAAATGAGGTCATCTTAGATGAGGAACTATAAAGGCATCGACACGGATACCCTAAATTACTACCCGCTTCAGGACGGGAGGGTACCAGCATCATCGGCTAAGATGAAGCGACTTTCCACCCTCCCAGCGGAACGGCAATCCCTCTTTCAAATCGATAAATGGGTCAAACAAACATTAGTCCATAAATTGCAGCTGAATACTTCTAATAGAAAAGATATGTACTTTTCCAAAAGGAAGAGCGGACCGCTCAGCTTTGATGGTGAGTTGGCAGCGCTATACTCATTTATCGTCAAACACTTGACTGAAGCATACCCATCATTTTTCAACTCCTGCTATGACCCATCTCGGAATACATTAAATTTGCACTGCCTCCTAACAGGGGAAGTTCTAACCTTTACCAATGATCGGAAGGGACTGCACTACCAACATTTCCAGGAAATAGCAGAGAGTAATGGATTGCCGTTTGGGTATCCGAATGAGTACAAAATCCATTACACAAGGACAGGGTTCGAGGCATTGGCGATGCAAGTCCCAGAAGACATTGTTTTCTACGCCAGAAAAAACGACTCAGACATTGGTGAAGTTGCCTGGGCTCATCTTATGAGCCCAGCAGGCTGGTCAACTGAGTGGGCAATTGGCAAATCTTTCACTGAGATTCACGCCAAAGTCAAGAAGTCAGATGGTACTCCTGTCATTAAACACCCGCCTGGAATGATCAATGGAATAATGAGGATGAAAGAAGGTGTCGAGCGGGTCGGAGCCATTTCTTTTAGAACATACTTTAAGCAGGATTTGCACCCAGATGTTGAACCAGAATGCTCTTGGAACTTTGATGAAAACCAAGAACTTTACATTCGATTCGAGCGACAAACCGTCACTCCGTTTCCACCCCTGAACGGCTTTCTGTTTACTGTCAGGCCATATTACGCTAACCTCCTCAACCCCAAGAGGATTAGCAAAGCTATAGAAGCCCTGGAGAACATTGACGATAGTTCGTACTATCGTAACTTATTAGAGGAACGTGGCACCGATATCATTGCTTTTTTGAAACACAAAAAAGATGAATACGGACGATTGGGGTTTACAGTAGAATAAATCAATAGTAAGGTATACCCTGACCGCACCCAATTCTCTTAGAAGGCTAGAAGGTTCTAGAATGAACGAGCATATACGCAACATCCTTTATGCAATTATTGTGATCGCTGTCTCTATGACTAACGGTGTTTTTTGGACACTGTTTTTCCTGCCCGCAGCAGGAGCCTGGATTACTGCTCTTGCCATAGTCGTGTCAGGAGGGATTATTGGTCTTGGTGGAATGTTGATACACAAGCGTGTATGGGGAGAAAAATGATGTATTCAGAAAAGGGAAATATGGTATTCATGGGAACCGTAGGAACTGCTGCTGTACTTGCAGCCACAGCCGTTGCAGTACTTGGGCTTACAAACGTTTCCTTGGCAATCTTAATTATCGCAACCATTAGTTCCGTTTTACTTGGGAGATGGCTGGAGACCCTTGTTGAAACCAGGGAAGAAGAGAGGTTTCAAACACAGTTCGAAGAGGATGAAACGTAATTCCCTAAAAAGGTTGCAATTACAATAACATAGAACCCTTAGGTATTTTGCAAATAACCTTGAGTGGCCTAAATCAAAATAGAGATTCAAAAATGACAGGTCGGGTCTAGTCAGACCGATTCTTCAAACGAACAAAACGGGAGTTGTTTACAACTCCCGTTTTGCGTTGTACAGTTATCCAAATGAGGAGTAAGACATGACCAAAAATGATAAGAAGGCCAAGGTCGGCATTGCATTCAGAATGCTTGAAGAAAAAAAAGAAGTTGGGGCCGTCGATGAGAAGCCCTCAGAAGACGCAGAAGAAAAGTCGGTGCCAACACCATACAGTACACAAATGCGTGTTGAGAAAGCTGAAGAAGAGGCGATGTATGCAAAACGTGGTGACATTGCACTGAGGAGTTATTACCGTCACTTAAAGGATATTTCCGAGGTTGCTCTCAAAGAACACAGTCTGCAATTCCACAATTATTTGTCCCTAGCTCGGAGGCGACAAGCACTTGATGACATCCGAAACGAAAAGGCACGAAAGAGCCTTCCTTCAGAAGGTGAGATGGGCATGGGCAAGGTTGTTGACGAGCGTCTGGCATCGGCACTCAAACAAGCTGCAAAGACCTTGGAGTATAAACTTCGAGCAAAAGACAAGGAAATCGAGCGGCTGCAAAAAGGACTCGAAGAGAAAAAGCCGGAACTAAAGGCTTTGGAACGTCGTATCCAACGTAAAGCACGCAAGGTAAAGGTACACGACGTGATCAATGATACTTTCCGATTCCCACTTTTCCAGAAGGTGGCAAGAAAACTTTATGAGGCTGATCAGGCCATTTCTGAATTTCTGTTAGACGTAGGCAGTGCCGAGTATGTGGTCACTAAAGAAAACATTATTTCCACAACGGCACGCAGGCTGATGGATGCCCGATCTATCGATGAGCCTGATTACTTTTTCGATGAAGGGGGCAATATCATTTCCAGGTGGGCTTTCCTAGCCAGAGGACATTCCGACAAGGACTTCTCAAAACTCAAAAAAGCTAGAAAGAAAATTTTTAACTTTTAGGAGCAAGGATTGGCCTTGTTAAACGCCTATGAGACTTTTTGTGCGGTTGTTGATATTTATCATCGTTCACTTAACGAGGTAAATAATGGATAAAGTAAAAAAAGTAGCAAGATGGGGCGGTCCAGCCGCAGCACTCCTTGCATTGTACGGCGCAACCACAGGTATCCCAAGTCTTCCACTCGCAGCTCTGCTTGTTGGTGCTGGCCTGGTACTTTCTTGGGGCGTTCCAAAGCTTGTAGACTTTGTAAAAAGTAAGCTTGGCTAAAACACAGTCCCTATCCAAGAGACTTCGGGAATAGGTAACAGGCAAGTTTTCTGAATCAATTTTAGGTCACTCTAGGTTCAAGTCCTAGTTCCCGAACTAATTTCTTATATTCGCTGTTTCGTTAGAAAATGGTAGCGTTTCGACGCATACTATGCTCTATGAGAGAAGCACACATCTACAGACATTACCTGCGCTCTGAAAGCGTTGAGGAGGATTGTCGGCCAAGACATTATCTGGACACAAGAACGTTTAAGATTTTTGCCTCGATGCCCGAAGAGGTTTCGAGCCACGGACCATATTCATTTAGGTGGACAAGGTCAAAGAAGCAGACCAATAGGTGGAAAAGCCGATACTGGGTTGACATAACCACCTATATCTCCACAGGTGATAACCAATGGTTGCCATTTTCTTGTGGCAGACTGCCACGTGTGAGACAGGCGCTTGGGAATACCAATAACCGCATCTCAGACTTAGATGTCAAGAACCTGGAATCTCCACGGGTTATCCTAGACGAGCTTACTAAGATTCGTGCTGATTTCAAAAAAAGGCGGACCTCTCGCCTGGCGAGAGAGCGAAGAGCAAGAATCAAAGCGAAGCAAGCTGAGTGCAACATGTCGGAAAAAGAGGCGATTGCTTCCATCGCTGAGGAAAAGTTCAACGAACGTAATAGCAGGGCCACCAAGGCTGATGTCCAACGCACAAAAAGAATTATTGCGGTTGCTCCGTTGATCCGTGACTTAAAGACTGAGGTGGATGCCATCATGAAACAGTTGGAGTCAGACCCAAGTTGCGTTAAAATCACGTACGTCAAACGAGCCAGTCGTGACATTGCTAGCGCAACAAACTTTTTGTCGGCGTGGAACAAAGGAATTAGGAGACAGTCATGAGTGTAATGCCACACAGCTCAGATAAGTCTGAAACAAATTGTGAGTACGACCCAACCTTGTCAGGACATCCAGAAGATGCTAAGGCGTACAAGAACTCCAGGCCTTCCAATAACCGCCGTATATATGATTTGAGGCTAGGTAAAATTTTTCAAGTTTGGCCTGATTACCCAATGCAGGTGGTTCGGTATGGAAAGTATTGTTTGAGGTGGTATACCCGTTCAAGTGCCACAAACCATTACGCTGGTTATCGAAACCAAGACGAAGTAATTCCACAGGTGTCAGTTGACGAAAAAGATTGGGTGCACTTTGACACCATTGGTTACAAACCAACAAAATGGTCTAACAGGTCTCCTGGGCCACAGAAATCGTGGTGGGATAAAGATGAACTTAGAGCCGAGATAGTAAAGAAGCACAAAGAATTTAAGCGCAAAAGAAGTCGAATGCTAGCTAAAGTACGCAAGGAAAACCTGAGAAAGGAAGCGATGCAGGCTGGCGTAAAAGTCAACGAGTATATAGACAAGAAGGCTATGGAGGATAAAAAGAAACGTGAGAAGAAGCGTAGACTCAGGGCTGGTGAGCAAATGGCAGATAACCTTGGCCGAAAAATCAAACTTGCTATGGCTCTCAAGGATCTGTATGATGAAACAGCAGGCCTACGAGAAAAACTCAAAGATGAAACAAGAGAATTGGACCTTACCTATATTGACAACAAAATCGACAAGATTACTACGGCCACACGAACACTCAAACACATCGGCCATGAGCGAAACAAAAAATGAGCAAGGGAAACCCAACTCAAGAGGAAATGCAGACTCGTGTTGAGCGCACCAAAAAGTTAATGAAGGCTGGAGCTAAGCTCCGAGATTACAGAGATAGAATTGACGATGCGCTCAAGGCCATCGGCTCAGAGCAATTTCATTCTGAAATAGCCAATGATTGTATCGACATTGGCATAGGTTTGCAAGATGTTAGCAGCATTATCCGTCGTCTGTCTGTAGAAGGAGAGCAGAAGGCAAAGAAGAAGGTAGCTAAATCAGAATGGACTAGGCTAAAAGATGAGATGAACAGACTCCTGGGGACTGAGGAGTATCAGGAGTGGCTTGACCTATTCTCAGTGAAGATTCCGAAGTATTCGCATGGTAAGGGAGATAGACAATATTTCTATTACGGTCCAAGCGAAAATTTCATGGAGACTTACATTAAATCAGAAGACGACAATACTTGAAAAAGGCATGCCTTCCTCATACTTACTTGTAAATATCCTGCGCAGGATAAGGAGTAAAAAATGAAGCTAAACAAAAATCAACTGCTAGAAACCATTCGAGATACCATCTACGAGGTTCTTGAAGAGGAAATTGATCGTCGCCTTACTGAGGCCAAGTCCAGCAAGTCAAAAGCATTGAAGGAAGGTCGGGTCGCACGCATTAAAGCACTTAGGGCTGCTAAGGCCAAGTCTGCAAAGCGTGCTAAGATTCAAGCTCGCAAAAGGCAGCTCAAGGAAGCCTATGACAAGCTGACCACTGCCGAGAAGGGCCTGGCCCGTACTCGTCGAACCCGCTGAGTCGTGATGAGCAAATAGCCTCGGCAAACGATGTTCGTTTTCTTAAGTCCGAATAAACCTATTAGGTTTATTCGGACTTTATTTTGTGGCAACCTCCTCTCAGAACTGATGCTTGCTAGAGTAGCTAGAGTGCGGCAGCGGCAGCATTTAGTCTTGGAGTAGCTAATGGACCCATATCGAGAAAAATACATCAATGCGGAAGCTCGCCTAGCAAACCTTGAAAGTGACGTCGAATATCTAAAAAAAGAATTTGTTGGCACAAAAGGCACTGTTCTTAAGGGTATCCGTGAAAGTCTCTATGACAACTTTAAAGATGAGCCTGCTTGGGGTTATTTCGGATCCTTAATAACCATTGTGTCATTAATCTTTGCAGTTCCTCTGACTGTATATTCTTGTTCGGATACCCCAGAAGGTATCAGGGCAAGATTAGAAACCGAGCAAGCTCTTAGAGCAGGTATGGAGGAATCATGTCAAGCTATGAATATGCATTTCATTGGTTGGGATGTGGGTAGCGATATCTTGACTTGTGGTAATGATAGTGAAATCATTACGATTGATATCAATAACCAAGAGATGCAAACAAGCTCAGTGCATGTTCAGTAGGCAACTAGCATGAGAGTCTTTGTTTACCGAAACCTACACAAGGACTGCTATTCTGTTAGAGCACTGCAAGGTCCAAGTAAAGGTAGGGTCATTGCACGGGTAAAGTGGGCTGTTATTCAAAATCCTGAGTTTGTGGTCTCGGAGAAAGGCAGGCAAAGGGTCCTACATCGAAAGCAAAAGAATGTACATGCTGGGATCCGTGGCAAATGGCTTGGCACTGCACCTTATCCCTTCCACTCTCTAACAGGTGCAGCACGAATAACTTATAACCCTTATAGGTTTATCTCATTCACGAAATGTGGTACGCTAATACCAGTGTATGCAGCTAGGCTTGCCTCATGTGAGCCTACAGGAGTTTGGATTTTAGATGACTGACTATCGCCAGTTTCCAGCAGTGGAAGAAGAGACGCCAGAAAGGGAAATTGAACTGATCAGCCTCAACCATGATGAAGTTCGATTCTGGGAGCAGGTTTTTCTTGTTGAGTCGAAAAATGTGTCCACTAGCTGGGCAGCTGATTTGGCTGACGAAGCTGTCAAAGAAAGACGGCTTCGATACAACCCAAATCCAGATATTGAAGGACCATACCGATGATCAAGCCTAGCTATCCCTGGCCATGTCCTCCACCGACTCCTCAGAGAGATGGATATCGTTCGGAAGCATATCACTATCATAACTGCGGAAGTGCAGAAAATACGCTCGGCGTCGGAACCTGGTTGTCTGATTGCGAAGGCTCTACTCAAAATAGACTGGTACTTTGCAAAACGTGTTACGAAAGACTCAACCACGAAATGCTGAGTAGAGACTTCATAAGGAGTTTGAAAACTCGATTCAAAGTTCTGTTCACTGGAAAACTTTAGTAGGAAAACAATGACTGAACCAAGAAGTCTTATAGAGGTTGTCAAAGAAAAGACATTTAAACAGCTGTCGGTCAACCTGGGAATCATTTTTTTCGGTTTTGCCCTGGTCATCGTACTTGCAGCCACACACAGCCTAATTGGCCTTTGGATTTGCTTGTGCGGGGCTCTCGCTGGCCTCTCCTTTGGTGTAAATCTATTTGCCTGGCTTTTGAAAGCCGAAACATGCTTCAACGAGGAAGAGACTAAAAATGACTGATAAAAGTTCCCTGGGCGACCGCATGAAGGATTATGAAAGTGCCTTCAAGCGCAACCTGCCTAATCGCCTTCCAGTCGTGCTCAGATGCGACGGAAAAGCTTTCCACACTTACACCAAAGCCATCCCAAAAAAGAAAGGTGAGGCTTACAACAAAGACCTCATCGAGGTGATGGACCTAACAGCTATCAAACTCTGCGAAGAAATTCAGGGTGCTCAGATGGCTGAAATTGCGGACAAAGCCCTACGTAGGCGTGAAGAGGAATGACAAATGGATTATTACAACGCAAATGACCCAGCCAGTATAGGATACAGAGTTGAATTTGAAGGCGTCTTCAGGAATGATGCTGTCGAAGCCTCGACCTCGGGCGGCTGGGTAAAGACGGAAAAGAAAACGACGGATGGTTGGGGTGGAACCAAAACAAGAAGGCAGACCCTTTGGGGTCGAGTGTTCATTGTAAAATACGGAATTGACGAACCTGGGGTCGAATTAGAGTCCAAACAGGTTCCCGAGCCAACTTATGACTGACAACCCAGCAATGTTACCGATGAATGACTCAGAACTTGATGCAGCTATTGATGCGTTAGACTATATGTTTCAAGAAGCTGAGCCATTCAAAGAACCTCCTGACGAAGCAGTAGAGGCAGATTTGCAGGAGTTCGTGGACTTTATGGGTTTTCACCCTGGAACACTACATCAATGCTACATCCGCTACTTGTGGTTTCATGGGGATGTGGAAAATCCAGCATGGTTGGGGGAAATGTCGCACAGGACCGATGTCAACATCACTTTTGAAACTGAGCCCGAGGAACCGTTTATAGTAGCCGACACCCTTCTTTTGGCTGAAGCCTATGGTGCACCTTATCGGGAGGATACCTACTGCTATTACCTCAAGATCTTGGTGCGTGACAAGGTTGCATACGCCCCAATCCCCATTGGCCAAATTGACGAAAATGTTGCCAACCACTTCAAGTCCCTATTTTCTCAGATAGTGACTGACCGCTAATCGATAGTCATTAGTGCATCGTAGGCTTCGATTTTTACATTCCAAAGCTTCTCAAGCGTTCCATTACGTCGCAAAACCTTGTAGGTCAAGTTCTCGACAGAGAATTCACCACCAGATTCTAGACCACACTGGCGCATCTTTTTAAGCTTGTCTGAGAGAGCTTCGGCAGATTGAATCGCACCATCATAATTCTCTTCACGCATTTTATCGAGTACTAGGTCGTCTGTTAGGCGCATGATGACTTTAGATTTCTGTGTAATGGCTTCTTTGTCGATCGCTGGCTTTGTTGGTTCAGGCTCTACAATCCAATCATCATTCATGACGCTATACATGCCAGAAGCATAATGGATCGCTTCGTTGTCTTCGACGTAAACTTCAACGTCAAAACCATGAATTGAAATATCGTGCGAGCTGTTCCACAGATTCTTTCGTGCGTTGAAGTATGCCTCAACAAAATCTTCATTCTCATCGACCAGGGTATAATCTACAATGAGATGAAGGTCTATATCGCTATACTTTGACCAGTTGTAGTTGGCCAAGGAACCAGTAAATTTAACATCCTCTAATTCGGCCCAGGGAATGTCTAATTCCTCATAAAAGTTTTCAGCTATAGTCAGAAGGTGTTTACGGATCTCAGGCTTTAGTTTCCTATCTGCCGTCCACACATCATCATTTAAGCTATCTTTCACAGTTAGAGATTTGATATCAATTGTCACGGCAATAAGTATCGAACTACTTACCATTTGATATGGTTATGCGAAAACTAGATACTTTACAAGAATTGATCTCTTTGCAGGTCAGGAAGATACTTCGAGAGGGTGGCTGGACTTCTCTAAAAACCCAACAGAATAAGCTGACTCCGATGCTTCTAAAAAGTGCCGATGAGTTTACCAGGAAATTGATAGGCGATTTTAATTCTTGGCTAGCAACCAAACAACCAGAACTCCCGCCGCTCAACCCAGTAAGGCCAGTTGGTTCAGGTATATACTACGAGAAAGATATCGAAGAAGACCCAGGCAAGGCTTATGGTGATATTGACTTCCTCGTTGAGTACCCAGTCCTGCCTGCTACGGACAATGCTCGGAAGAACGAAACGACTTCAACAAAATTCTACAACAAAAAGTTGTTTGAGTTTTTACGAGAAGTTAAGCCGACTGGTGTCGAAATCGAAGAGTCAAAGGGTGACGGTGGAATGGTTGCCGTGATCATAGCTGAAGTTGAACCTGAAAAATGGGTTCAAATTGATTTCATGGTTACCCACAAGGACTATTCGGGATGGGCACTAAAGCGATTTACACCAATCAGAAACATCAAAGGCTTTATCACAGGTAGTCTTTATACTTCTCTTGCAGATGCTTTGCTTATTAGCATGGGCGAACGAGGAGTAAGAGCAAAGCTCCGCAATGGAGTCCTGGTTCCATATAACCTCCGCAAAGACACAAAAGAACATGAGATCTCCCTTCAGTTCGATAGCATGTTCCAAGATATTCTCGACTTCCTTGTTTCGTTGAAGCACGGAGAATCAAAAGCTGAGGCTGTTACTCAAGCTGCTGGAATCTCTGTTGACAACCTTTCTATCGAAAGTATCGTACTGGGAATCCAAGACCTAGCTTCAGCTCTAGATAGTGCGGGTATATTTGACGGTCAAATATTTGAATACACTTCAAGTGCTGAATTTCTCGCTTCTTTTAAAACCTTTTTCAATGGTAGAATGGATAAGATGCTTAACAGCAAGAAATTCGAAAAGGCTGATACCGAAATGGCCATGAATGCACGTGACAAGGTCTTTAAGACTGCTCGGGATGCCAAACAAGCTGTAGCCGACCTTTTGGGCTAAAATGGTTTGTAGCCTTAGGCTTCTGTGGTATACTTGCCTAGAGATAGGGGAGATAGCCATGTTGATCAAATACCAGCGCACGTTCCACATGCCTTGGAGCCCTGGTGCTACCCGAGATGACCGAGTTTTGGACAGCATGAAACCTTTCTACGGCCGCAAGGTCATTGTAACGGAGAAAATGGATGGCGAAAACACAAGCATCTACCGAGACCACATCCACGCAAGATCACTCTCAAGCGGAGACCACCCAAGTCGAACCTGGGTTAAAGGACTCTGGGGGCGTGTACGTCATAACCTCCCCGAAGACTGGCGTATCTGTGGAGAAAATCTCTTTGCCCAACATTCGATTGCCTATGAAAGACTCAGCTCATATTTCCTTGCGTTCTCGATCTGGAACGAAGAAAACGTCTGCCTGAGCTGGGAGGACACTCTTGAGTGGTGTGAATTGCTAGAAGTCCAAACCGTTCCCGTCCTCTATGAAGGTCTCTTTGATGAGGGCCTCATCAAGGCCTCCTGGCAGCCCAAGAAGGGCTGTCAAGAATCAGAAGGTTACGTAGTTCGTTTGGCGGACTCTTTTCCTTACGAGGCTTTTAAAGAATCTTTGGCAAAGTATGTCCGAGGTAACCATGTACAGACAGATTCGCACTGGAAGCACAAGGCAGTTGTACCAAATGGCTTGAAAGACGCCTAAGAGCAATTGTTTGGTGAAAACCCAGAGGCAACCATGCTAGGCTGATGTCGTGCAGCTGGTCGTAAAAAAGAAGGTTCTCGGGACCAAGTACGACCTAATTGTGGAAGAGGATGGAACACACCACTATGCCACTATTGGGGAGCAACTACCCAAAGATGCACTCGTAGTTCCAAGTAGACGCTATCACGAAATACGTAAGCTCTACGGGCTAAAGTGGCGATCATTCCCACCAGAACGTTTTAAACGGCCCTATGAGGTTCTTCTGCAAGATAGACGGCTGGACCTACCCTGGGAAAAACTAATCCCGCAAACACTTTTCAAGAAAGCCTTGGCAGTTTATGTTCAAGGCTTATGGTCAGACCTTTGTAGTTTGAAACCTCGGTATTACGAAAGCGTCTTTGAGAAGCATTCACCGCTTTTTTATTCACTGGAAAGGGCCGCAATTGATGTTGGCCTTTTCAATAGATTCATGAGAAAAGCAGAAGGTTCGGCCACAGGTGCCATCCTGAAATCATTTAATCCAGTGAAGCCAGTCCGTGGGGTATGGTATGCTGACCCTGTTGAGTATGACCGCATATCATCCCTCACGGGTCGCTTGAAAATTCGTAAGGGTCCTGGCATTCTTCATCTCAAGAGAGAATACCGTCCTTGCATAGTTTCAAGGTATGGGGATGATGGAGCGATCTACTATTTGGACTATAAGTCTCTTGAGCCTAGACTGCTTCTTTCCATCTGTGATCCCGAAGCCGAAATTCCAAAAGACCCATACCTCTATGCGGCTCGAACAATGGGTGTGGAAGATGATATCGACCGTGAACATATTAAGACAGCAATTATCAGTATGATCTACGGAGCTGGTGACAGCGAGCTGGTTCGGCAGCTAAAACCTTACATTTCGTACCCAGAAGATTTTGTAAAGTCAGTAAAAGAGCGATTTGGCGTTGAGGAACTAAAAGAACGTCTTCGAACAGAGTACGAGGCCCACGGTGGTCGCATGATTTACAACCGATATGGTCGACCTATCTTCTCTGAAGGTACGGCTCCTTATGTACTTGTAAACTATTTCATTCAGTCTACTGCTGTTGATATCGCTCTTTTTGGCTTTTCACGGATTGTCGACAAAATATTGAAGTCGGGTGCAATCGATCTAATAAAGCCCCTGTTCGTGCTACACGATGCTTTGATTCTTGACGTCCACAAGGATGTGGCCCATATACTACCAAAACTTGCTGAGCTAGGGTCCTCGGATATCCCAGAATTCGAGGGAACAAAATTCTGGATTGAAGTCGAACGTCTTCCAAATACATTGGACAATACATGACACACGTTTCATGCTTTCATTGTTGGTAACTCAACAAGAAGGTATAAACATGTCCGAAGAAGAAAACCAGACACAAGAAAACCAAGACTCGTTCCGCCTGGGTGATGACCTAATAGCAGTAGTCCGAGAGTTGATTCAACTCTCACTCCTAACAGGGACAAACATTGTAGATCATATGCGTGCTGTTCGATGCGAGGTTGTAGAAGGAACAGTTGTCCCAACTACGGAATATATTGAAGCATACAACTCCCAGATAGAAGAGCTTGCTCGTCGAGCACAAGAAGAAGCAGAAGCCATGCAGGAACAACTTGCTGGTGACAAAGATAATAGTTCAGCTGTTCACTGATAGCTTCTTTTCAATCTCTGATTTTTTGATTGGCCATAGGAATTCGTACTGAATATATCCTATGGCCATTTCTGTTAAAACTTCAATTTGCCTAGTTTCAAGAGAATAGTCATTATCCCAGGCATTTCGTTCAATGTACTTGCCTGTTGCGAACAGAATACTGCCAGGCATAACAAACTTAGGTGGCCCTGTCTCATTGACCTGGTAACGGCCGTAGCGATCAAGCCTTTCATCATAAAATCCAAGTTCGTATTTCACGTCTGTGTAAGCCCAGGGCTTCGGTGGCATCGGTGGAAAACCTTCCAAGAAGTCTTGTCTCCCAGATCCTCGGCATTTTGAGCATTGCTTATGTAGCTCGTGGTGTTCTTTCACTCTAAACAAGTGGCCAGCTAATTTTTCGCTGGTTTGAAGTTTCCAGCGGCGGGGCCTAAACATCGCCTTTAGTTCGTCTTTTCTTTTGTTAAAGAGGTCAGCGCCAATTTTGCTATTCCATCGCTTGCGCCAAGCCTCAATGCGTTCATCTAATGTCGTGTCGTCAGTCATGTCAGCCACATCCTATTTCTAACTTTCATACATCAAAATGAAATGTCCAACATGGTTCAATTGCCATTTTAATTCTGTTATACTGTTTACTGGAGGCAAGGCAAGATGTACACAGCGCTAGTTCTAGATGAAAAAAGCCAGGCGAGGCTCAAGGAGACTTTTTCCGATCTCATTCCTGAGACCTGGGAGGTGGTCGCTCATCACATGACCATTAATATGGGTCCTCTACGAAAAGGTCCGTGTGATCCTGAACTTCTTGGAGCATCACAAACTCTAAAAGTTGTGTCCTTTGCTAGCAATGACCTTGTGATGGCAGTGGGCGTGGAGTCGGAAATTCCGAGCAAGAACACACAGAAACACATTACTCTGACGGTCAATCGTGACGGCGGCGGAAAGCCTTTTTTTAGCAACAAGTTGAAGGAATGGGTTCTGCTGGATGAGCCCTTTGAGTTGACAGGCGCCGTCCTTGAAGTATGAACAACCAAGAGCAGATGACGGTGGAATACAAGTTTATTTTGGTAACTACGAAATAGACCTAAACGAGATTATATTTATTTAGGTGACATCATACGAGCAGCGGCCAACAAACCTTTTAGAGAAACTGTTTTTGTTCGCCTTGTTTGCAACTTGCTTGTTATGTATCGGGTTCCTGCTAATTTCGTTTCTTGTTGTTTTCGGGTTCTTGGCCTGTGTCAAAATATCGTATGAATTTGCGATGCTGCTAATAAAAAAACTATTCAGTCGTGAGCAAAAGAAAAAAACAAATAAGGGCAGCCTTTCGAGACGACGTCTTCAAAAGAGATGAATACCGCTGTACCATATGCGGGCTGAAAGCCAACAAAGAAGACCCCGAGGCTACTTTGGATGCTCATCATATAGTCCCAAGAGTCGATATGCCCTTTGGGGGATACGTCAAAGAGAACGGCATTACGCTTTGTAAAGCGAAGTGTCACCTCATGGCAGAAGAGTTCTTGCAAGGGACTGCATTCCATGAGGGCTTCGCACCTGAAACTCTCTATGAAAAAATTGGTTCAGACCACGAAGCTGCCAAAAGAGCTTCGTCGAAACTTGCCTGACCAATACTGACACCTAGGCATACCTACTAACATGGAAATCGTATTAGCAGCATTTAGCTGGGTCTTCGTTGTCGCCTCGATCCTTGGCATTCTTTCTCTGCCAATTTCTTTGATACTTGAGAAAACTATCAAAGGCTGGGAAGGTTCTAAAGGCGAGAAAATTTACATGTATGTCCAATACAGTTTGCTCGGACTCGCCCTGGTGGCCCTAATTGCCACACTTGGGTTTATGTTCGGCATACACGCATAAGCAATAAACAGTTCACAAATCAGTCGGACTGTGCTACTATAGATGAATAGCAGGTCTGGGCCCATGGTGAAAGGGACTATCGCAGGAACCTCCTAAGCATTGCTTTGTTTTAGAGTCATACTTTGAGACGTGAAACACTGTTCAAAATGCAACATCGCCAAACCTGTAAAGTCATTCTCCAAAAACAAACGCAAGAAAGACGGGTTGCAGACCGAATGTAAAACATGTCGGGCCTTGTACCTAAAAACACATTACCACAAGAACAAAGAGTATTACAAAGAAAAAGCCAAGAAAAAAACACAGAAGTTGCGACAAATGGTTTTTGACCAGAAGCACATGCAACCTTGTACAGATTGTGGTAAAAGGTACCCGTACTATGTAATGGAGTTTGACCATCTAAACCCCAATCAAAAAGACAAATGCATAGCTCAGCTAGTTAATTTTGGAAACAAATCGAGGCTACAAGAAGAAATTAATAAATGTGAAATAGTCTGTGCCAACTGTCACAGAGAACGAACGCACGGATCCATGGTGAAACAGGATATCACAGGAGCCTCCTAAGCTCTTATTCCAGGTTCAAGTCCTGGTGGGTCTGCTAACATTTGTTCTTAGGAACAATATTTTGGAGTTATAGTATGAATACGTCAACAAAGACGGGGTCTCACTGGAGGTCCCTTTACCTGGTTTCCTTCTAGTACAGAAACCAAAATTCGATTTGCCGATAAACCCCTTAGAATCAAGTTCGGCATCGACCCAACACGAGATCGCTTGCATCTCGGCCATTTTGTTCCCTTGCGTATTTGCCGTGAGCTACAGGAACAAGGCCACAAGCTAGATCTGATTCTAGGAACTTTCACTGCACAACTCGGTGACCCAAGCGGCCAGGACAAGACCAGGCCTTTCTTGACCGAGGAGGTGACCAAGCGCAACGCTGAAAAGCTGCTCGTGCAAGCGAGTAAAGTGCTACTACCTGGGTTCGAGGTTCATCGAAATCATGAATTTGTGAAAGACATGAACATTCCATTCTTCTTGTCCAGACTCGCCAGCAAATTTACAGTTGCCAACATGATGGCTCGGGACGGGTTCAAAAGGCGAAGCGAAGCTGGCGCACCTATTTCACTCCACGAGTTCCTTGTCCCCCTTTTGCAGGGCTGGGATTCCGTAGTCCTAGATTCAGATATCGAGATTGGCGGGACGGACCAATTGTTCAACTTCCAGGTTGCTCGCTCTCTTCAGGAAAGTGAAGGGCAGAAGCCTGAGTCGTGTATTCTAACTCCTATCATCCGAGGTACTGATGGTCGAAAGATGAGCAAGTCTTTCAATAACACTATTTGGTTGGATGAAAAACCAGAGGAAATGTTTGGTCAGGTAATGAGCATCCCTGATAGTGTTACGGATGAATGGGTTGAACTATTGACAAGTTTGACCAACCTTCCTGGACATCCAATGGTCAAGAAAAAACTACTTGCCTGGGATATTGTTCGACAACTACACGGTGAAGTAGCTGCTTGTCAGGCTCAAAAACTTTTCGAAGCTCGGGTGCAACGCAAAGAGGCACCTCGGGAGATGCCCGTGGTTGACTCTGACTTCCTTCTAAAGATTGTTGCGGTAATTCGAAACGAAAGTAACAACAGAGCAAGAAAGTTGATTTGCCAAGGCGGTGTTTCAGTCAACGATGAAAAAATCCTGGACCCATTGTTCTTTCCTGAGTCTGGAAGCCAAATTAAAATCGGTAAGAGGAAATTTGTAATCGTGAAGTGATTACTTACAAGTAACCAACCCGAGTTCCAGGTAAATTGAAGACATCCTTAGCAAAACTCACTCTAGAAAACTTGGCGACAAAGATCGTCGTTCCTGAGTTTTTAGTGAACGTTGCTGCAAAATTTGGAATCCCCCCTCTCGCTGTTATCAAGTGGGGAACCTGGGCTTTACTTCCATGGCCTATCATGATAGGCTTACTAGCATATTGGGGATACAAAGGTTACAAAACATGGAAAACCAAAAAAGAACTGAAGAGCGACCCTGGGGAAAATTTACCATCATTGATGAAGGCCACAACTATAGAGTCAAACGAATCTTTGTTCGAAAAGGTCGACGACTGAGTTTACAACGTCACGAGCACCGAGACGAGCATTGGTCTTTTGTTTCTGGCATTGGCACCCTGACTCTCGAACTACCAGGTAACCTCCTGGCTGTTTTAAAGAATTCTGGAGAGCCTCTACTAAAAACAACGATGGTGGGTCCCAACTTCCAAGCTAAAATCCCAAAAGGCCTTCTGCACCGTGTAGAAGCTATAACTGATTTGGTTTTCTTTGAAGTCGCTATCGGCGATGTTGACGAAAACGATATCGAACGAGTAGAAGACGATTACGGTAGGCTTGACAAAGTTCGTGATAAGGCAAAATGGACTTCAGAAAATGAATAAGGTAAGTAAGGCAACAGCAATAAAGCCACACTGGTACCTGAGGCATATCAGGGAATGCCCCGTGTGTGGTGCCGACGACAGCTATCGTGTACGCATGTACACGCCTAGGCCAGAAAACCCTGACGAACGTATTGTCTACGGTACGACTTCACAAGGATATTGTGGTTGTATGGACAAACAGTTTTACTAATGGGATTCTTGGAAACCTTAGGCTTGTTTTTTCTGGCCGCCGTCGGTTCGCTAACCGTACCTGCTTTCCTGTTCATGGTTGTTGCGTACCTAACTTGGCACTTAGGAAAGCCCAATTGGATTCAAAAATTAGCCAGCAAATGCATTTTTAAACCTCTGGCACTGATAAGAGGCTGGTTCGGAATCAAGTAAACACGAATTCCGAATTGTGGATTACAGTTATAGGGGAAGCAGAACCTGAGCCAAATACTCTGACTTCATACACAGATGGTGTTGTTAGATCGAAATTGGTAGCTGTTGTAAGCTCTACTGATTGAACATTTGCTGGAGTAATGCTGCTTGTTGAAATTTGAGTCGACGAAGCTCCTCCAATGTGCACCAGTGCGCCTGAGGTTAAGTTGTAAAGTTGGACAATAGCTGCATCAGAGCCAGTTGTAGTTGATAGGATAGACCTGAAAATGACTGAATTCAAGGAGTGTTCGCTTGGGACTAAGTAGCCTCCACCAACTACCTGAGGATTGGATGAGGTTGCCGTTGACAGCGTATAGCTGCCTAGAGACAAATGTTCGGATGCGAGACTGACAACACCCGTTACAAGGAAGGCCGATGCGCCGATTGTTACAATCGTGCTCTCACTACTTGAAGAGACTTGCAGTTCATAATTTGATGAACTAATGGCATTGAAGTTGGCTGCCGATTTAAGATCAACGGAAGTTAATTTAGTTGGAGTTGTTGAAGCTGCGCCCAGATGTTCTTGGCTGCCGCCGCCAATAGCAACGTAAGCAAAATCATCAAGATTATAAAGTCTTATTGAAGAGGAAACGGCAGCAGCTGTGGCGGACACTAAGGCGGATAAGTAAATCGATCCACTGTATTCCGAACCAGTGAATGTGATTTGGCCAACCGTTGTTGAAGAGGTGGTGCTCGTTGTAGCATAATCAACGATACCAACTTGAAGTTGGTTGGCCTGCGAGCTACCGCCTGGTGATGTTCCGTCAACCGTAAGATTTCCTGAGATGTGAAGATCACCGCCAAACAAACCAACTGCTCTGACAGACGAATCCTTAGCTCCGATAGTACCTGAGGCATAGAAGAAGACGTCTGTTCCCTTGGCTGAGGCAAACTCAGAAACTGTTGAAACAGCTACCGATGATGTGACACGTATCTCGGTGCCAGTGCCGTCGGCAGTCCATAGCCCGCTAGCACCCCCGCCGCCTGCGGCCAACTCTGTTAGGGTTAAACCACCTGGATTGTTTCCATCAACGAATGTGAGATCATTACCATCCAAGAACGAACCTGAGCCAACACTTCCAGAAAATGCATAGGCTGGGGTTCCGAGTGACCCGTCGCCAGCAAGGTACTTGCCAGTGGTTGAAACAGTACCAAAGCGTTCGACACTAAACAGGGCAACTCCATCAACCTGCATGTCGATCATGCGCCTTGTTCCAGCAGCGCCATCAGTAATGATGTTTCCGTAAAGTAACGAATAACCGTCGGAAGTCTCAGATCCTTCAACAGATCCGATCAATGAAAGACCACGCCAGGAATCGTTGGCG